CGCCCTCTTCCTTCGGGGAGGGGGCGGGCCTTTTCGCGTGTCGGTTCAGTTGCCCTTACGGCGTCTTTGCAGCCGTCCGACCTCGACCTTCAGGTCGTGCACCTCGATGCGCAGGCGGTTGTTCTCCTCCTGGTACTGGGCGATGATCGTGTCCTTCGTGTTCAGGGCCGCCTGAAGAGCCTCCAGACCGAAGCGCGAGCGGGCCATCTCCGCCTCGCCCACGCCCCGCTTGCGGTCGGCGCTGACCTTCACCCAGGAGCCCCAGGCGGCCAGGGCGGAGGTGATGAGGGCGATGACGGACCCCACCGTGGTGAGCAGGGGCGTCAAGCGATCACCCCCTGTCTGTGCCGTTACCGTTGCGATCGCGTAGCGCGGTGAGGATTATGGCGCGGTGTCGCAACCACCGCAGCCAGTTCATTCTAGCGGACAGCAGGAACACGACGGACAGGAGCAGGGCGGATCGGGCGCCCAGGCCGTGGGCGGATACGACGAGGATCCAGGAGGCCGACGCGCACCCCAGGACGAGGGGCAGGATGACCATCTCCGCCTGCGAGCGTCCGGTCAGGCATGCGAGCGCGCAGCCGCCTGCTGTCGCGGCCAGGACCATGTGGACGGCGAGGTTGTACCAGATGGCGGCGTCGGGCGTGTAGGGCATGAGCCCGGCCTCGCGGATGGAGAACACCGACAGGGCCAGGTAGCCGACGGCGCGCAGCCCCCGGTCGAGGGTGTTGGCCCAGGGCGGGTGCGGTATGTACATGAGGCTCACGCCTCCCATCCCTTGATGGCGTAGTTGATGCGGATGAGGCTGCCGGGTGCGGCGCCCCGGGCCACGTAGGGGACGCGGACGATGACGCCCTCGTTGTTCTTGACCTTGTCCCACCCGTAACCGGCGCCCCCGATGTTCCCCCCGAAGGACCACACGTCGCCGTTGGTGATCAGGGCCGTGGCGATGCCTGTGTACTTGCGGGCCAGGCTGATGAATCCGGTGAACTTGGAGTCCAGGGGGGTGGGCACCCTGATGACGGTTGAGCCCGCTTCCTCCCGGAACCTGCTGGCCTCGCCACGGCTGCCGACGAGGATGGCGTTGGTGATGGGGGTGGCGGGGGTGGCGACCTCGCTGCCGGTGATCATCCAGGAGGTGATGTTGGAGCCGTCGGACTTCCAGGTGGCCCCGTCCCAGGCGATGATGCGCCCGTTGGAGGTGAGGTATACGAGGATGGGGTCGGTGGCGGTGGGGGTGATCCCGGCGGCGACGAGGGTGTCGCGCAGGGTGTTGGCGGCGGCGGCGTTGGCCGCCTTGTAGATGGACGACTGGCGCAGCTTGGAGATCACGTTCGACACCGAGGAGACGCCGAGGTTGAGCAGGGTGGGCCAGTCGGCGGCGACGTCGTCGCCCGAGTACGTGTAGATGCCGTTGCGGTCGGTTCCGGTCATGGTCCTATTGTCCCTTCTCTCCGTCAGCAGGGGATGAACATGGCGGAGGCGAAGTCCGAGCCCCAGCCGATGTAGTTGGCCCCGTTGTTGCGCATGCCCATCTTCGTCCAGATCGTGCACTTGCCCGTCGTGGGCAGTTTGGTGGCCATGCCCATGAACATGGGTACGTCGGACTGCCACCCGTAACCGTTATACACGTAGCCTGTCTCCATCCACGAGCCCGAGTCCCTGTTGCGCAGGATGAAGAGGGCCCGCTGGTTGGGGTTCTGGGCCCCCGACACGCAGTTGATCGACGCGATGATGATGGCCCGCCCCGAGGAGGGGGCGTTGAAGGACCACTGGTAGGCGACGCACCCGTCGGCGGCGGCGTTGACAGTCGTGGGGTTGCGGCGGAACTGGAACTGGGCCCCGAAGATGATCGACGACACGTCCGTCAAGTCGGCGTACGGCCCCTGAACCAGATTGCCGCTGTGCGGGTTGTTCAACGCCAGGCCGTTGGCCAGGGACGGATGCAGTTGGGCGTACACCTTGTTCCCCCGCCACACGGTCAGACCGTGACTGGCGTCGATCTCCACGCGGTCGCCGTCCCCGTTCGTCGTGGTGGCCAGGGTTGCGCCCAGAACCCTGCCCCCGGTGACCAGTCCGCCCTTGATGGTTCCGCCCTCGATGAGCTTTCCGCGCAGTGTGTTGGCGTCGATGCGGTCGCCCGACAGGGTGCCGAACTTGATGTCGTTGGCGTTCAGGCTGCCGATGACGCCGCTTTCGACGGTGATGGTCCCGGCGGCCAGCACGGCGGCGGTGAGGGACCTGGCGGCGATGCGGTCGGAGCCGAGGAACCCGGAGGTGATGACCCCGGCGTCGAGGCCCTGCACATGAGTGGTGGTGATGGCCCCATTGGCGATCATCGACCCCTCGACCGGGTTCCTGGCCACGGCCCCGGAGGACTGCGCCTGCTTCCACACCCCCTCGACCATGCTGTTCGACATGGTGCCCGTGAGGTCCGCGGCTGACACTCCCGCTTCGATGAAGTCCTCGACACCGGCTCGGAAGCGGTACATCCGGTAGTTGTCGTCCGTGTCGTACCACAGGTCCCCGTCATTGCGCCCGTTGAGCGAGGGCTTGTTGGCCTGGTAGAAGATCGTGTTCTTCCCGTCGGCGGACTTCTGGGCGCGCTCGGCGGCGAGCTTGGCGGCCGTGGCCATGTCCTCCACGGCCTGCGCCTTGTCCAGGGCCTCCTTCGCCTTCTTCTGCGCCTCGGCGGCGGCGGCCGCGGCCTGGGCGGCGTCATCCCCCTCGACGAGAACCCAGGCGTTAGCCGTGCCGTCGAAGACGTAGAGCTTCGTGGTGCCGCCAGCGGTCGACACCCACAGGTTCCCCGGCTTGCGGTCGGCCCCGGTGGGCTCCGTGTCGGAGATGATGACGTCCTTCGCCCCGGCTACGGCCTTGGCGACGTCCTTCTTCGCCTGCTCCAGGTCCGCCTTCGTCTGCTCGTACGAGGCGGCCAGGGTGTCGAAACGCCCCTTCAGGGCCTTGGCGGCCTCCAGGTCCCCCTTGGCGGCGGCGGCCAGGTGCTTGTAGTCGACAGCCCCCTCGCCCAGGGTGTCCGTGCCCCAGTGCTGCTGCACCCACTTGCCGTCCGCGTCGCCGTCGATGCCCGGCGGCGACCACTGCCACACCTGCTTGACGCGGTCCTTGTCGACACCGCCCTGCTTGGACAGTTCGCACACGTACCAGGTGGCGTTCTGGTTGACGGGGATGTCCGGGTTCTCCACGCCCGGGCCCGGCGACACGGGGGGCGCGTCGTGCCAGGAGACGGCGTCGTCGGCCATGGCCCCGGCGATCTGCGCGAGCGACTGGGCGTCGTCGAGGCGCTCCTCCAGACCGCCGATGGACCCCACGGCCGCCGTCCACCGGCTCATGATGCGCCTGGCGTGGGCGGACGTGTCGCCCTCCTCCAGGATCGACACCCGCCTCTCCACGGCCCCCCGCCACTGCTGCGACTGGGGCGAGAGGTTGGAGGCGGGGAACACGGATGCGGTGAACGCCATCACAGGACTCCGATCGTGGACAGGTCGCGCAGTGTGCGCCCCGCCAGTGGCAGGTCCGACACCCGTGGGTACTTGCGGTTGTAGTCGGCCAGCAGCGGGTGGCTGGTGGCCTGGAGCGACACCGACCCCTCCTCGATCGTGGCCGAGTCGATCCGCCACCAGTGCCCCCGGTAGCGGAAACGAGCCCCTGGCAGGGACCCCAGGACCCGGCCGGAGGGCGGAGACCCCTTCCACTGCAATGTCAGCGTGGAGCCGACGCGGGCCTGCGCGGCCGCCTGGGCCGCCGCCCAGCCCTTGGCCGTGGTGTCGATGGCGGGGTTGTCGATCGTGGTGACGTCGTCCGTGCCCTTCGCCCCCGTGGCCAGGCTCAGGGTCTCCACGTCGACGTAGGATCCGTAGCCGCCGATCAGATACAACGCCGGGTGGTCTACCTTCCCGTCGGATTCGCAGACCCGGTAGGGGGACAGGTGCTCGTAGTTCATGCCCGACAGGATCACGGTGGCCGAGCGCCGGTCGTCGTTGAGCTTCACGGTGAGGCCCCCGCCCATGTCCTTCCACTGGGCGGGCATGATCGGCTTGTTGTCCTTGCCGACGACGACGTACAGGCCGTTGCGCATGGCCGTCAGGTCCGGCGAGCCGTCCTTGAAGGGGATGCCGCGGACCATGGTGGGCTGGTTGACGTAGGAGACCTCGGCGCCGAAGCGGATGGTGGCCTCCGTGCGCTCACCGGCGTTGACGCTCAGCGCCCCCGTGTCGCTGGAGTCCCCGTACTGGACGTCCGCCCCCGGGTACTTCGACGGCGCCACCGGGTAGATGAGGCCCCGGTCGGCATTGGCCCCGGCGGCGGCCCCGATGCGAGTGCGGTGGTAGACGTTGACCCGGATCTCCTTGGATCGGGCGCCGTCCTCCAGGCCGACCGTGGAGGACATGGTGCGGTCCTGGAGGTAGACGCTGCGCCCGGGCCTGGGGGTGATGGTGATGGCGCTGTCCCGCCACGACAGGTCGAGCATATTCGCGGACAGGAACCTGCGCAGCATGGACCACATGTTGTCGCGCCCGCCGGGCAGGTTGTAGCGCTCGTCCTTCAGGGCGGGGTCGATGTTGACGGGCGGCAGGGGCCAGTTGACGGCGAAGAAGCATCGGCTGAGGATCGACGTCAGGTCGGTCCGGTGCACCGGGTTGAGGGTGCCGACCTGGTTGAGGGCCGCCAGGCCGGAGCCGCCGGTGATGGACCAGGAGTCGTCGTCGATGCTGATGTCGGTAATCATCATGTCCGACCGGCCGTGGCCGGTGGACTGGACGATCAGTGTCTTGCCGAGCAGGGGGGTCAGGTCGGCGGGGGTGAACGAGCCGGTGCCGCCGACGGTGACCGTGGCGGTGCCCGAGGGGGACTCGTCCCGGTCCAGGGACACGGCGTCCTCGTCGTAGGACCAGGAGCCGACACCGGTGGGGGCGCCGAAGAATCTCACAGCCACGGCCAGACCTCCCGCAGGGTGACGGTGGCGGAGAACAGCCCGTAGGCGGGGTTGACGCCGGTGACGGCCAGGGACCCGGGCTCGACGCGCATGGAACCGAATCCCTCCGGGGTGGCGTAGGGCCAGATGTCAGGGGCGGCGGCCCCGCGGGCGGAGAAGGCGGCCCGCACCCAGGTGAGGACCTGGTCGGCCACGGCGGGGGCGGTGACGACGACGTCGACGATCCTGGGGGCGTCGTCGAGTCCGGGGATGCGGGTGATGGCGGCGGGCGAGATGTTGACGCCGCCGGTGACCTGGACGACGCCGGGGGCGGCGAGGGCGCCGGAGGCGACGATGTGCATGTCGGCGCCCGGGGGGATGAGCACGTGCTCGCGGTACACGTGCGGTTTGCCGTCGGTGGCGGGGGCGCCGGTGAACTCCAGGGCCTTGAGGGGGCCGTTGCCGACGTCGACGACACGGGCGAGGGCGACGCCGTTGTCGTCGTAGGCGAGCGGGGACAGGGTGTCGGCGTGCAGGTGGGGGCGCCCCAGGAACGGGGAGAGGATGTTGCCGCCGGTGTTCATGTCGTCGCGGTAGAGGATCTCGTCCTCCCCCGCCCAGGTGAGCATGTCCTGGATGAGGAGGAGCTCGGAGCGGGTCAGGTTGGACCACGACAGCTCGATGGTGCGGGCCGCGTACCGGGATGCGGTGACGGCGGTGGAACCGTTGATGAGCTGGTCGGCGGACCCCCACGACACCAGCGTGTGCGAGGCGGGGGCGTCGGGTGCGGGGATCCAGGCGAAGCGCCTGCCCGTCCACAGGGCGGCGACACCGTGGTGTGCTGGCATCAGTAGGTCCCCCTCCGTCCGCTTCGGGCGTTGACGTTGTTGACGGCCGCGCCCACGGCCCGCCCGTCCAGGTTGAGGACAGTGGACACGGCGCGGGCGAGCTGGTGGATCTGGTTGGGGTTGATCGTAATGGGTCCCGACAGGCCGGGGCCGTTGTTGACCTTGACCTCGGGGCGGTACTGTCCGGCGCGAATGGACTCCATCATGCCGGGCCCGTACTTGTCGACGCTGGAGCGGGGCATGACGTACTCGCCGGACTGGACGCCGATGACGCCGCCCGCCGACGTGATGCCGAGCATGTCGTCGGCGTCCCAGTTGCCGGTGCGCCTGCGGCCGCCGAGCATGCCCCCGCCCCCGGCCAGGCCGGGCACGCGGCCGCCGTGGGCGTAGCGGAAACCGCCCATCGCCCCCAGGGCCCCCAGGGCGGCCCCGGTGCGCACGGCCTGAACGTAGACCGTCATGTACCGGTCCCTGGTGAAATCGCTCAGCTGCTTACCCGCCCTGTAGGTGTCGGCCTGGGCGGTGACGGGGGCCGTGTAGCCGGCGCCCCCGTTGGAGGCCATGCGGCTGATCCCGGCGCCGGTGCGGTCGGAGGTGCCGTTGTCGGACACGTCGACGTCGACGACGCGGGGCACGGCCTGGATCGTCCGGGTGAGGTTGTCGAACGCCCCGGACAGGGTCGCCACCTCGCCCTGGTTGAAGCCCATCTGGGTGGCCTGGGCGATGAACTCCTGCTTGAGCTGGGCGGCGTAGGCGGTGAGCTGCTCCGTGGACGCCCCCGAGGCGGCGTAGGCGTTGATCATGTCGACCATGGTCGCCTGGAGGGCCTTGAGGGCGGCCCTGTTGTTGATGGCCGCCTCCGTGTACCCCTGGAGCGCGTACATGCCCTCCTTGGTCTTGTTGATCTCCTTGGTCTTCTCCGCGATCGACTTCTGGGTGTCGGAGATGTCCTTCGTGGTCTTGTCGATGTCGACCTGAATGTCGCGCACGCGGGAGGTGTCGCCGTACTTCTTGGCGACGGACTGGAAGTACCTCTGGTTGGCCAGGTCGTTCTCCTTCTCGGAGAGTGTGTTGTTCAGATCCCAGATCTCGTTGCCGAGGTCCTCAAGGGACTTCTTAGCGTCCTCGATGGTCTTGCGCATCGAGTTGAGCTGGGCGTGGTACTTGTCCTTGGCGTCCTGGTTCTGCCAGAACTTGTTCAGGGCCGAGTTCATGGCCTTGTCGAGGCGCGAGAGGAAGTCCTCGAAGATCTCTTCGGGGGTCTTCTCCTTCTTGGTGCGCGACGAGGTAGACCGGGGCGTGTAGTCGTGGCCACCGCCGCCCCCGCCGCCGGAGCCGCCACGGCCACCGCCGCCTCCGCCCCCACCGCCGTGGCCCGAAGAAGACTGCTTGGGGGTGAACTGGTAGCGCTGCTTGTTCCCCTGGAACATGGTGCCCGCCAGGCCGCGGATCGAGCCGCCGCCGGAGCGTCCGGTAAACCCCATCATCCCGATGGAGGGCCCCGCGATGATCTGCTTGGTGGTCAGGCCGCCCTTCGACCCGAGGCCCTTGGTGAGCCGACGCCCACCGGTGTTCAGGCCACCCCCGGGCCGCGAGGAGGTGGAGATGCCGACACCCCGCAAAATCTGCTGGATGAGGGCGGCCGCCTGGTTGGCGTTGTTGACGGCGTCCTGGAGGCCGTGGTTCATGTCGGACATGTCGAGGGTCGGACCCTGGACGGTCTGGCCGATCGAGTTGACAACGTCGTCCATGTACTTGTCCACCCAGGTGGTGTCGACACCCTGGGCTTTGAGGTCGTCGATGGCGCTCAGCACGTATTCGGCGATGAAGTCCTGCGCCTGCTGGCCCGACAGGCCGATGCTCTCAGCGGTCTGCGAAGCGTACTGGGCGACGGACTTCAGGTACTCCTCAAGGGCCTTGGTGTTCTCGCGTCCTCCCTCGGACCAGGTGTTGAAGACGTTGCCGTTGTCGTACAAACTCTGGTTGAGGTTGTCGAGGGCGGAGTACATGTTCGCTTCGGCGTCGGTGAACGCAAAGGCGGAATCGACAATGGAGTCGAGGGCCTGGCGGTACTCATCCCACGCCTGCCCAGCGGTCTTGGCGTCCTCGGCGGCGTCGGCGGTGGCGTCGGCCAGGCCACTCTGGGCGTCCGCGGCGTCCTGGGTGTTCCCGGTGAGCCCCTGGACGACCTGGCCAAGGGCGGCCTGCGATGACACGGCGTCGGCGGCAGCACCGGACACGTCGCCGAGTTTTCCCTTCAGGTCTTCCAGGGCCTTGATCTGGTCGTTGAGGTTCTGGACCTGCTGCTCGGCGTCCCGCCCGGCCTGGGTGTCGTTGTACCTCCGGGTGACAGTGCCGGTGTAGTCGTAGGGGCCGGAGTAGGTGCGCGCCTCGTACGTGTTGGCCTTGAAGATCTCGTCCTTCCGGGCCTTGAGCGTCTCGATGAACCCGTTGATGTAGGAGTTGGCGGCATCCTGGCCGCCGGTGGCGTACTGCTTGGCCCACTCCTTCCAGTCGAAGCCCTGGTCGGTGAGCGTCTTGAAGTCATTTGCCGACAGGGCCTTGAAGGCGTCGGAGCTGGCAATGGCGTCCTTGATGAGGGCGGCAGTGTGGTCGCCGATCGCCAGGGTGGAGTAGCCCAGGGCGGCGGCCTGGTCCTTGGTGGCCTGGACGAGGTTGCCGGAAGCGTCGATCCAGTAGTAGAGGGTGTCGGCGCTGTCCTTGGTGGAGTCGGCGGACCCCTGGACGGCGACTTCCAGGGCGCCGAAGGTCTGCTGGGTTCCGTCGGCAGCTTCCTGGGCGTCCTGGAGGATGGCCTTGGCCAGGGCGTCGGCCCCGCCGAAGGCTTCGAGGTTGGCGCGGCGGGCGTCCTCGGTGGCCTGTTTGGCTCTCTCAGCAGAGCCGGCCCATTCGTTGTAGAGGGCGATGACGGTGGGGATGGCGATGGAGGCGATGCCGATCCAGCCGACAGGCCCCATGGAGGCGATCCCGGCGGCGGCGGCACGCACCCCGTTCATGGCGATGCCGAGCAGGCCGGTGTTGGTGACGGCGGCCTTGGCGGCGGACGCCATGTTGCGAACCCCGTCGACTGCGCCGCGGATCATGTCGCCGAGGTTGAAGGACTTCTGCATCTGGTTGTGGGCGCCCGTGAGGACGATGTTCTCGTTGAGGGCAGCGTTGGCCTGTTTGATCAGGCGGATGGTGTTGGCCCACGACAGCGAGCCGGACAGGCCGGCTTCGATCATGTTCTTGCGCAGGGTGATGTAGGAGGAGGCGACGTTGAGGAGGACGACCTGGAGCAGTTTCGACACGGCCAGGAGTGAGCCGAAGACGGCGAGGCCGCCCGCGGCGACCATGAAGATCCGGCCGAAAGAGTTGTTACCGATGTTGGCCAGGAGGTTCTGAAGGAAGGTGAGGGCCTTGATGAGAGCTTTGACAGGCGTGAGGAAGGGTCCACCGAGTGCGGCGGACAGGTTGGCCAGCGAGTTCTTCCACCGGGCGATGGTTTCGGTGAGCGTGTCGTTGAGGGTTCCCAGGCTGTTGTCGAGGAACCGGGTGTTGCGGGCGGCGTCGGCGGAGTTCTTGAACGACTCGTTGACCAGGTCGATGTTGAGGCTGAGCCGCTGGAGCAGCTGGATGTCGCGGGTGTTCTTGAACCCGAGGTTCTTGATGATGGTCCAACGCTCAACGGAGTCGGTGACGTTGTTGAGGGAGGCGAGCAGGTTGTTGAAGAACGTGGAGGGGTCGGTGCGCCACAGGTTCTCCGCCTCCGTCGTGGTCATGCCCAGGACGGTGGCGAACTTATCGAGGCCCTCGCCGGCTTCGGCGACGGCGTCGTTGATGGACCCGAAGACGCGCTGGAGGGAGCCGCGCGCCCACTCCTGCTTGATCCCGAGGGATGCCATGGCGGTGGCGTAGGCGAGGATGGCGTCCTGGCCGACACCGGCGGACGCCGCGGTGGCGGCGATCGAGTTGGCCATGGTGAGGATCTCGGACTCGGTGGCCACGGACTTGGCTCCGAGCTCGGCGACCTGCGATGCGAAGTTCATGTACCGCTCGGAGGAGTGGTCTGCTTCGACACCGGCGTTGTCCACCATTTCGAAGAATCGGCCGAACGCTTCGGTGGCACTGTCGATACTGGTTCCCGTAATGGTGGTGAACCCGGCGACGGCGTGGGTGAAGTCGCCGAGCTTGTCGGCGCTGATGCCCATCTGGGCGCCGAGTGATCCGATGGCCGACAGGTCCTCGTAGGTGGTGGAGATCTGGGTGGACAGGTCGTGGTAGGTGTTCGACAGAGCCCGCATTTCGGCTGTCTGGGCGGACAGCTGGGTGGTGCGGGCGACGTCGGCGAAAGCGCGTTCCTGGCTGGCGGCGGCGGCCACGGAGGCGGTGAACAGGGCGCCCATGCCAGCAGCCAGAAGGGTGAGGTAGTTGCGCAAGTCCTGGGCGGCGAAGCGGGTGGCCTCCAGGGATTCGATGTACCTGTTGTTGGCACTGATGTTGGCCTCGGTGTGGGCGATCTGAGTGGCTTCAAACGCGCGCGCCTGCTTGCTGATAGCGATGGCTTCGCGTTCGGCGGCGGCCAGGCGCTTGGCCTCCTCGGCCTCCTGTCGTTTGGCCTGCGCAAGGTCGTGGCTGATTCCGGCGTCGATGGCCCGCTTCTCTTCGGCAGCGGCGGCTTTGCCGATGGCGTCGACGAGGTCCTTGTAGGCGGCGGTCTCGTCGCGGATGGCCCGGGTGACGTCGTTACCCGAGGAGCCGGCGGACTTCTGGATGGTCTTGGCGGCATACGCCCGGTACTGGTACCGGCTGATGGCGGACTGACGCTCGAAGTCAGACTTGGCGTAGCCGGTGTCGGCGGGCTTGGGGGCCGCGGCTTTGGGCTGTGAGGCCTCCAGCTCACGGTTGGCCTTGGCGAGATCCCGGGCGGCGTTGGCCAGCCTGGAGTACATCTCGACCATTTCCTTGACCTTGTTCAGCTGGGGGCTGCCGATGTAGTCCGTGGTCTTGGTGATCTGGGCCATCGCCTTGACGGCCTCGTGGACGTCCTGCGCGGCCTGCTTAATGTCGACGTCCTGGAGCTCGCGCTTGGCGGCGGCGAGCTTGCGGGTGACGTCGATCATAGCCTTGTAGGCGTCGATCTGCTTCATCATGGTCCGGTACTCGGACCCGTTGCGCCCCGACACGGCGTTCTGAAGTACGGCGGACTTGGCGCCCTTGGCGGCCTGGGCCATGGCGCGCGTGGCGCGAGCAACACGGGCCGCGGCCTGTTCGTACTCGTTGGCCCCCTGGGTGGCCCCGGAGGCGTCGACGAAGACCTTGAACCCGAGGTCACCCATTCCGGCCACGGTCGCCCCTTTCGTTAGTTCGCCCGTCAAACATTCTAGCCTGGAGCTACAGGGAGCGGATGGTCTCCCAGGGCGGCGGCAGGGGATCCTGGCGTCCGATCGCCTCGTACTTCACCCCGACAGGCCGCACGATCTTGGTGACGCCCGGCCTGCGGCTGCCCTTCTTGCCTTCCTGGTTCTCCTCCTGCTCTAGATGCTGACAGGCGTAGCACACCATGTCCTCAGTTTCGAAGTCGATGCGACTGTCCGTGGACCGCCCATACCAGGCGGGGGTGCCGCAGCGCTGACAGAGCGACTGCTTATAGAAGGCATAGCCGAGCTCCAGGGCGACGTCGAGCTTGTTGCGATAACCCTGAGGCAGTTCCTCGGAGATGAAGCCGCCGGCAATCTCATCCCACCTGGGGATGGTGCGCCCATATGCGCCCCAGCCGCCGAGGTACAGGGTGGGGGGCAGGTGGCTGTCGACGGCGGTGGAGATCGCCAGGAGGAAGCGCTGATTACTCGGCGTCGTCAGGCAGGGCCCAACGAAACGTGGGGTCGGCCATCACCTGCTGCATGGCACCGAGGGCGGCCTGGGCCTCCAGGAACGTATCCGTCAGCCGGTCCCATTCGGAAGCGGGCAGCGCCTCATGCAGCTTCCTAGCGTCGTCGAGGCTGAGCCCCCTGCGCGTCTTACCGCGGAAGACAACGTCGATGACGGAGTGCGACAGGAAGTACTCGTTGAGGACGCCCTGACGCTCCCTGCGGAACTCGTTGGCGGACTCCTCGTTCTGGTTCCGGGGGGCCTTGATCTTGTTGACGACGACGTTCCTGATGACGTCCATCTCCTTGGACGCCAGCGCCCTCAGGCGGAAGGTCATGGCCTTCTCGTCGAGGGCGGTGATGGCCTCCTTGAGCTCGCGCTCCAGGCGGATAGTGGGGGCCTCCTCGGTGATCGACATGACCTGCTCGACGCCGTCCTTGGCGTCGGCGCGGGCCTCCAGGAGGGCGCCGTTGAGCTGGAAGGCCTTGTCGGCGGCCTGGGCGTCGAGGTAGATCTTGACGGTCTTGGTGGCCTGGCGCACGCCGTCGAGGGCGGCTCCCAGGTCGAAGCCTTCGTCCTCCTCGGTCGTTGCCGTCTTCTTGTCGTCGTCAGCCATGGCAGCGGGCCTTCCTCTTCTTGAACACAAAACCCGGGTCCTCGTGAACCCGGGTTAAGTGTATCCGTCAAACGATCACTCGGTGAGCTTCTCGTTGAGGATCATGGTGCCCTGCGGCAGGAAGGGCACGGTGAACTGGATGGGGGTGGTGGCGTCCGAGGACACGTCCTGCGGGTTGTCGGGCATGACCAGGAAGATGGAGACCTCCTGGTCCTTGGCGGGCTCGGTGTCGACCGGGTAGCCGACCCGCTTGACCAGCCAGCCGCGCTTGTTGGCCTTGGCGCCGCCCTTCTTGAACGCCTCGTACGCCTTGGTGAAGACGGAGTTCGCGGCGTCGGCGGCGGCGAGGTCCTGGCGGAAGAACGTCAGGTTGGCCTCGTAGGCGTCGCGGGTCGGGGTCGACACGCCCGCGGTGTCGCAGATCGACGCCGTGGAGTCCGTCTCGGAGTCGGTGGCGTTGAGGGTGAGGCCGGTGACGATGGCGCACGAGAGGTTGACGACGGCGGGGTCCTTGAGGGTGGCGGCCTTGAGGGCCTCGGCCGGAGTGGCGGCCTTCTCGATGGGCACCCACCAGACGGTGATGTTGCCGGGCATCATCTTGGTTCCGGCGCTAGCTGCCATGGTTGTTCTCCTCCTTGGAGTTGACAGGGTCGCCGGGATGTACCACCCGGCCGTTGACTATCCACCCGGTTCCCCCGCAGCACTCTCGTGGCGACAGGGGGGTGTCGGGTGGTACGGGCTCGAACAGAGAGGGCAGCGTCCGCGCGTAGCCTTCGTCCTTTTCCACGACGATCCCCTCAGGGGTTCTGTAGCGGGGCATCAGACGGCCTCGCTGATCATGGTCTGGAACGTCATGTAGCAAGCATATTTGAGCGGCTGGATGGTGGCGTCGGTGTCTCCGTAGGAGTTGAGCTGCCCGGTTTCGCGGACCTGTCCGACACCGGGGGCGCTCCAGCCCACGAGCCTGTTCCGGACCTCTTCGCGCACGGAGTTGCGAACAGAGGCGGTGCGGGCGGCAACGAGGACGGCGAAGGTGTGCATCATGGCGGAGTACCTCGGCGAAGCCATCGACACCGCCTTGGCGCGGGGGGTGAGGTCGCCGCCGAAGAAGACGGCGTAGACGCTCTTGCCCTCAGCTCCGCCAGGCACGGCGTCCTCGACGACGGTCAGGCCGGGGATGCCCCTCAGGTGCGCCATGAGCGCCTGGTCAACCTCGTAGACGTTCACTTGGTCGCCTCCACGAGGTTGCCGTGGCTGTCGAGGGCGTCTTCGACGATGGCCCGTGCTTTGGCGAGCGAGGCCATGGCCCGCAGCTTGCGTGTGCCTTCCTCCTGGAAGACGGTGTAGTCGGGCCCTTCGACGAAGCCGATGAAGACGGCCACGCCGCTGGGGTCGTCCTTCTCCCACCTGGCACCGACGGAGCCGCGCATGGCCCCGGTGTGGACGCGGGCGTCGGTGTTCGGGTTGTGCTTATAGGGCATCCCGGCGCCGGATGTGTCGACGGTGTTCAGGATGGCTTCGACAGCGGCGAGGACGGCCTTGTCGACGGTGCGGCGGGTGTCGGCCAGGGCTTGGCGGAGCGCTTTCTCTTCGGTGGCGCGCAGCGCCCTACGCACGTCGCGGGGCCCTACAACCTGACCGTGGATCTCGATGTCGGGTTTCACCAGCCCTCCCCCCGCAGGTCGTTGACGGAGACGTCGCACAGGAGGGTGGGCTGCCACCAGTCGGAGTCGGTGACGGGGTTGCGGATGACCATGGCCATCCCCTCCAGCTGGGGGTCGGTGTCGTGCCTCTCGACACGGAGGCGCTGGTTGAAGTCGAGTCGAATCCGCTTGGTCCGGTCGCCCCACTGCTCGGCGGGCACGAGGAGGTTCTTGTCGATGTGCCATAGCTGGACGCGGTAGGCGTGGGTGGCGGTGTCCTCGTAGGACTGGCGACGGTTGCGGGCGCGCCAGTCCTTGTTGGGGGTGATGGCGGCCCAGCCGCGCCAAATGGGGTCGACCTTCTTCTTGACGACGCCGGTTCCGGGCACCCAGGTGTCCTCTTCGCCTTCGCCGTTGCCGACGGCCGGGGGGTAGATGGCGATGAGGCTGTTGCACAGCAGCGACAGGAAGTCGTAGGCGGCGGAGTCGAAGTGGGGGTCCTTGAAGGCGAGTGAGCTCAGTGCCATGCGTAGTCCTGGGGCTGGGGGGTCCATTCGGCGATGTCAAACCCGATGGAGCGCTTGTCGTCGGAGTCGGCTTCGTCCATGAGGCGCTTGGACTGGGCGCGCAGTTCGGCGCCGAGCTTGGCCCCGTCGGTGGACTTGTCGTCGGTGGACAGGACTTTGAGCAGGAGGGACTGCGTGGTGGCGATGACGCGGACGGCATCGGCGGCTGCGCGCTTGACGTTGCCGTTGTTGATGTCGAGGAAGGCCTGGATCTGTTCGTCGGTGAACAGGTAGGAGGGGGGCTGGCGCAGGTCGCGGGGGTCGGAGCGTTCCTCGATGTCGGGGATAAGAAGCCTTACCCTACCCACATTTGTGTCAAACGCCACAGGCACTTTCTTCCCCTCCTACTCGATACGGAAAACCCCGCCCCTCGGATCTCTGCCTGCAACCCGAGGGGCGGGGCGTCTATCAGGCGCCCAGGCCGGTCGAGGCGACGATGCCGTCCGTGTGCAGGACGGCGCCACCGGTGACCATGCGGGCGCGGAACTGGATGTCGTCGTTGTCGAACGAACCGGAGGTGGCCGACAGGGCCCCGCCACCCAGAGACGTGCCCTGGTTGGCCGCGGCCCGCAGCTCGACGCCCTCCATGCCCATCAGCGTGGTGCGCAGGATGGTGCGCCGTGCGGCGGTGCGGCCACCGGCCGGGGCCAGGATCCAGTTGGTGTCGCCCTGGGTGGGCCCGCCGAGCAGGCCGACCATGTCGGACTCGACGACCTCCACGCCCGCCGTCGGCGTGGTCGACAGGATCGTCTTGTTCGACGTCGCCCCGGCCGCGTCCTTCTCCTTGTGCTCGATGGACGTCATGGAGGTGACCATGTCGGCCATGGGCTTGAGGGTCGGGGGCACGAGCAGGACGAACTTGGGCACCTGGATGTACCGGCCGTTGACCTTGGTGTGGCGCACCTGCCAGATGGCGGCGCACAGGGCCTCGAAGGTCAGCGGCGAGTTCTTCGGCACGTCGCGCAGCACGTAGGCGCCGTCGGCGGTGCGGGCCTGGAGGACCGTGGCATTGGCGTCGGCGATGATGCTCGTGTTGAAGCCGGGCGCGGCGGCGTCCAGGGAGAACAGGGCGCCGTAGACGGCGGCGTCGACGGTGCGCGAGGCCAGGAACGCGGCGTCCTTGGGGAACTGGGCGATGATGTTCCAGTTGTCGTTGATGAACGCCTCCCAGGACATCTGGAGGCGCACACCCTCCTTGTGCACCTCCACCCAGCGTCCGGAGGCCCGGTACCCGAAGGTGGGGTAAGGGGTGAGCTCGGGGATGCGCGGCATCGTCTGGGGGACGACGACCTCGCCGCCGTTGTCGCGCAGGAGCGTGGCGTCGATGTCGTGGTCGAGCTCGTAGAGCTGGGTGGGGCGGAAGGAGGGCAGCGCCTCGGTGGAGGCGAACTTCTCCCAGGTGGTGGTCTGCTCGGCGTACTGGCTCTCGAAGGCGCCCTGGGCGACGGAGGTGAACCACCCGGCGACCATGTCGGAGGTGACGGCCTCGGTGACCCTGGGCGCCAGGCCGAGGGTCATCATGACGGTCTCCTTGACGACGCCCTGCGAGGAGGGCACGCCCTTGAGCGCCAGGTCGAGGTGGTGGGCGAACTCGTTGCGGTTCTCGCAGATCCTGCCCTGAATCATGGGTTACTCCTTTCCCGGTCCGCGATCAGCGGGCGGTCGGGTCGAAGATGACGGGCACGACGTGCTCCGCCCCCTGCGCGGGCAGGGCGTTGTACAGGTAGCCGACGAGGAAGCCGTCAGCCGCCTTGGTCGTGGAGATGGCGTGGCGGCCGTCGGTGAGCTTCTCGGCGTAGACGGGGGAGCCGACCTTGACGGCGCCGGAGTGCTTGACGCTCATCTTGAACACGCCGCCCCTGATGCGCACGGAGGCGTAGCCGGGGGCGTTGAAGCCGCCGGTGGGCTTGGTGGCGGGGATATAGGTGCCGCCCGCGTCCTCGACGGCCTTGACGGCCTTCTTGATCTCCTCGGGGGTGGCGGCGATCTCGGTGACGAGGAGGCCGACGATGCCGCCGACCTTGACGATGTCGCCGATGTGGCTGCGGCCGTAGTCGGTCTTGCTGACGGGCAGGGAGAGGGTGTCGGTGTACTCGAAGACCTGGATGTCGGAGATCTTCCGACCGCCGAACTCGTTGATTCCGATCATGTTCGTTCAGCCCTTTCGTTCACTTGGCCCAGGAGGTGACCTGGACATCGTCGGCGCCGCCCGAACCGGTCTCGCGGGCGACGGGCGCGGGGGCGATGGCCTTGATGTAGGCGCGCTCGGCCTCGATGGCGTCGTCGACACCGGCGCCGCGCTTGACGGCCTCCATGACGCGGGCGCGGGCCTCCTTGGGCAGGTCGTCGGCCTCGGCGACCTTTGCGGCGGCCTCGTAGGGGTCGACGGCGGGCGCCTTCTTCTCAGCCTCGACGGCCTTCTTCTCCTGGTCCGCCGCGAGCATGGCGGCGGCCTCCTTGATGGCGGCGGGCATGGCGGCCGCAAGAGCCTCCGACACCGCCTTGCAGATATCCTCCGGCTTCACGGCCTGTTCCTCCTGAACATTGGTGTTGGTGGGGTTGGACGGGGTGGGGGGGTTCTTGACGCGCCAGCGGCCGTCGGATTCGAGGACCTCCAGGACGGCGCCCTTGGCTCCGGCCCTGGTGACAAAGTCGACGGACTGGATCCCGGCGAGGACGGGCACGACGCCGTCGGGCCCTATTTCCTCAACGGACCAGCCGTTGATCGACACGCCGATATCCGTCCACCGTTCGCGGATGATCCCGTTGACGGAGGGGTAGACCTTGATGTCGGCCTCCAGTGACCCGTCGGGCATGATCTCGGCCCCGGATTCGAAGACCCCGGCGAGGTCGCGCACCGAGCGCTCCGGGCGCTCCCAGTCCTCGGTCATCGTCTGGTGGTCGACAAACATGTGGGTGCCGGGCGTGAACAGGGGCGCGGATTCGGCGAGGTTGGGGGCGGTGTACATGCCGGTGGACCCGCGTCCGGGCGCGATGATGCGGATGCGGTACCGTCCGGCGCCGTCGTCCTTCTCGCCCGGCTTCTTGGCCTCCAGCAGGGCGCTGCCCTGGTTGAGGCGGAAGTAGGTTCGCGTCATGTTTGTCCTCCCGGTGAACTAATATACAGCGCGGTGCATCAGGCGTTGGTCGTCTTGCCCTCGCCGTCGCGCGAGGAGTTCGTCCCGTCGGAAAGTGGCCCGACCCCCGTGTTGCCGTCCTCCTTGCCCTGGTCCTCTTCCTCGCCCGAGCCGAGCTGATGCTGCGGAGCGGACAGGTCCTCCCAGTCGGGCAGCGCCGACACCGGCTTGGCGTTCACGGGGGCGAAGCGGCGCAGGAACAGCTCGCGGGCCTCGACGCGGTGCAGGATGCCGTTCTGGAGGCCGAGCGTGACGACCTGCCCCCAGCGCTGGATGAGGTCGTTGGACAGGGGCGCCAGGTCCACCTCGGTCTTGAACCCGGCGGCCCGGAGCACCCGCTTCACCAGGTCCTTGTGCACCTGACGCCGAAGCTCCAGGGCCTTGAAGGTGGGCTCCTCCAGGGCGGTCTCGGCGCCCTGGCGCCCCCCGGCGGATCCGTCGGTGAGCAGGACGGACAGGGGCACGTCGAGGGCGGCGGCGACCATGGCGGCCAGGGGCGTCCCGGCGGAGAACTCGATCCCGGCCCCGGCCTTCGACACGGCCAGGAGGTCCTGGTCGGCGCCGAGCGAGGCGGTGGCCCCCGTGCCCTGGAGGGTGGACATCTTGTCTATGACCGCCTGCTGCTGAGCGGAGGTGGTGGACTTGACCTTGAAGGCGACGCGGGCGAGCGCCTTGGCCAGGACGTGCCCGGCCTCCAGGTACTCCTTGTAGGCCTGAGCCCAGTACACGGCGCCCATGAGGTCGGGCTTGCCCCACTGCTCCCCGGCGAGGCGGTTGACGCAAGCCACAACGAGCACGTCGGTCTTGTTGGTCTTGTAGCCGCCCTGGTCGACGACGTCGACGCGGGGCTTGCCGTCGAGGATGACCCATTCGGGGTCGGGGAGGGTGGCCCGCGAGGGGTCCTCCAGGGGCACGGGGGTGATGAGCAGGGCGTGGATGTCGGCCTCTTCGAGGGCGTCCTCGGCCCGGGCAATGCCCTGCACGCGGGTGATGGGCACGGGCGCCACGTTCCCGCCGGGTGACACCCTGTAGATGACCATGCCGTCGGTGTTGAAGGCGGCCTCGTCGCGCACCCGGGCCTCCCGGCCGAGCAGTACGGCGTCGAGGCGTTCGGCGGCCCGCTTGGGGATCTTGCGGGGTTCGGGCACGTCGGTCCACATGTAGGCGTTTCGGATGTTGATGCCGCGCTTGACGATGGTGTTGTAGGTGGCCAGGCGCCGCGAGCGGATGGAGTGCTCCTTGATGACGCTCAGGGGCACGAGGTCGGAGGCGCGTCCGGAGGGGTCGTACCAACCGACGTCCTCTTGTCTGAAGGACGCCCGGGTCAGGGCGTCCGCCGTGTCGGAGAACGCCCGGGCGGCGGATTCCATGGCCGCTTCTGCGCGCCCGTCGGTCCCGAACCGCTCCAGCCACCGGATGACGCCCACGGCCCCTCCTTCTTCCTCTTTTTGTTCCGCGGCTATACTATCCCGTCACGCCGGGGCGAAGGACCAGGCCTCGTTGCCCCACTCGTCGATGATCGGGCTCTCGTCGACACGGGGCCCTGCGGCGGTGTCCAGGGTGAGTTCGAGTATCGGATCCTTGCCGCCACCGTCGATGACCTCGGCGGGCATGGAGGCGTAGCAGATGGCGTCGATGGTGTCGGGCGAGGATTCACCGCGCCTCTTGAGCGAGTCCTTGGACTCGATGAGCAGGGCGGTTCCGCGGTACTCGTACTTGATGGTGCGGAACTCGTCGTACAGGCCCCGCGTGCGCTCGTCGGAGGTGTCCTCCGGGGGGATGGCCAGGGCGCCCTCGTTGATGAGCTCGGAGACGGAGTCGTACATGGCGGCCCGGAAGTTGTACCACTTGAGCTTGTTGGGCGACGCGGCGTTGCCGACGATCCAGCGCACCAGGGTGCCCTCGGGCAGGTGGTTGTCGAGGACGGCCTGCACTCCCCGGCCCACGCCGACGGCGTCGATGCGGATCTCGTCGACACCGCCCAGCTCCTTGACCCGCTGCCCGATGAGCCTGGCGAGCTTGTTGCCGTCATACCCCTTGACCTTGTCGAGGATCGACACGCGCCCGCCCCGGTTGAGGGCGATGACGGAGTAGTCGCCGGTGATGGACAGGCCGACGTCGACGCCGAGCACCTTCCGGTCGTCGTGCTCCTCGAAGTCCGCGTACCCGTTCATGGACACGAGCACTCGTCCGAGGTTGAACAGGCCGTCCTCGCCGACGTCGGGGAACTGGGCGAGGACCTTGGCCTGCCAGCGGGGGTCGGTCTCGCCCCAGCGCACGCGGGCGTCCTCAACCCATTCCTGTTGCAACAGATTGGTGCGGGCCCTCTCGGGCACGTCCTCGCCGGTGAAGTTGGGGGTGTCGAAGGCGGAGATGGTGATGAGGTTCCATCTGCGGTCCTCGGGGGCCTTCTTGGATTCTTCGCGCCAGACCTTGGCCATGTAGGAGCCGGGGTCGTCGGGGTTGGCGATGGCGAGGATGCGGGCGTTGGCGTTGGTGGTGATGGCCTCGACGGAGGTGAAGATCGACTCGGGCACGCCTCCGGCCTCGTCGACGACGACGAGCACGTTGGTGGCGTGGATGCCCTGGAAGGAGGATTCGTCGTAGTCGGAGGGTTTGCGTCCGTAGGCGGTGGGCGCCTTGTAGCCGGGGAAGGTCCAGGTGGCTTTGGCTGTGATGTTGCCGGGCATGTGGAGCTTGTCCTGGACTTCCTTGACGTAGGCCCACATGACGTTGGCGACCTGGTTCCAGGAGGGGGCGGTGGTGATGACTCGTGTTTCGGTGGGTGAGACGTCCTTGGTGTCGAGCCACCAACTTATTACTCGCGAGGCGAGGTGAGAGTTGTGCGTGGGCACCAGGTCGCGCCCTGTGAGGTACAGGTGCGAGGGTCCCTCAACCTCGATGCACACGGTGTCCCCGACACCGACGTACTCGCACTTCTCAATCGTTCGCTGCGTCGGTCTGCTGGTCCGCGCACCCCTGAAGGCATCCCTCTTACGGGCGAGCCGGAACGGCTCCCAACCGACCGGGGTGAAGTTCATGCGCCACCGAGTACTGGTCTGACGCCCGTAGAGCTTGGCCGGACCAGGACGCCCCTGCACGCTGGTCCCCAAGCCGCGGATGAGCTCAATCAGTCCGACGGCCAGCCGCTCATTGCACAGATCCAGCCCGACCGAGACCCCGTTATTGGCCACGAAGCCGTCGGAGTCGAGCAGGCCCTGCACCACAGCGAGCCTGTACTCCAGGGGCGCCCGCTGAACCGATTCGGGTACGTGCTTGTCATCCAAGACGCCGACATCCCGAAGCTTGAGCCTCAACAGCCGGGGGGTTGCCGCTCGCCCGTGCTCGCTGTCCTGCATGCGCGTCGGCAGGAGGGGGTGCCCCGCCCGTTCGCACTCGGCAGCCAGATGGCTCTCATCCCGGTCGTCGAACGTGATCGCCCCGGCCCCCCGGGTTCCGTCGCCGAGCCAGTAGCCCAGCAGGTAGGGGTCGATATCCGGGGCCGTACCAGTTGTGCGCAGTGCCCGCGCCAAGGGGACCCGGTAGGCGAGCTGCCCGGCGTCGGTGCGCAGATGCGCGGCGATGTACTGGGTCTCAACCCGCTCGGCGGAACTCCAGTGGTCGCGCCAGTCCCGAACCTTCCGAGGACGGCGGTTCAGATAGATGGCCTCCCACTCATGGGCGCCGTCGAACACACCCGCGGCCCCGTCGCCAAACTCGACGCGATAGTGGGGTCTGCCCGGCCAGACCTTCTTGGCCGTAACAGCGACGGGCTTCCCGTCCTCGTTGAAGACCCGGTCCCCGACACGGACAGTGCCGTAGGTCTTCCAACCCTCTGTCGTGAGCAGGAGCGTGTCCACGCTCGCCCCCTTGCCCGCGGAGTGACAAGAAGCCACCATCGTCCGCTTGTTCTCCACGACAGAGCGGACGATCTCCCGCTGCTTGGACCACAGGAACTCCCCCAGGCGCTCCTCCACCCAGGCCACCGGGTCCCGGGCTAGGCGCTCCGCCCGGGCCCCCTCACCGAACGAGGCGGCAACGGCCCGAAAATCCAGAACAGGTGTCATGCGCTCACAGCTCCATGGGGGCGGTGGCCTCAAGGATCTCCGCGCTGGCCTGTGTGGCCTGCGCCAGCCACTCCTCGCGCTTGGCCTCCAGCTGCTCGCGCCCCGCCATGGTGAGCATGGGCCGCAGGTGGGCCTCCATGGCCTCGACGACGGAGCGGGTGAAGGCGACGATGATGTTGACCTGCCGCTCCTCGATGACTCGCACCTCAGTCTGGATCCGGGTCTTCTTCAGGCCCATGAGGTCCGACACCTGGTCGATGGCCTTGAGAAGGGCTTCGAAATACTTGGGGTCAGCGTCGGGGTTGGCCAGAAGCGCGGACTGCACACGGGCGTCGAGCATGCCCAGAATCCGGTCGAGACGGGCCAGCTGCTTCATGAGGCGGGCGTGCTCGGATAGCATGGCCTGCCCCGTGTAGTACTCCTCCTCGATGCGGAAGACCTGGGCCTCGCTCAGCCCCGCCTGGTGGGCGACATCCCCCCGGGTGCCCCCCTTGAGGAGGGCGTTGACGACCAGGTTCCGCTTGGCCTCGTCGACCTGCTCCTCGGTCACGCTCCTGCGGGCCACCACGCCCTCGGTGGGGGGCGGCGCGTCGACGACGCGCTTAATAGCGCCCCGCCCGCTCGATGGCGTCTTCGCGGGCCTGGACTGCGACCCGGTCCGCCGTGGCTTCGAGCTCGGTGAGGAATCCACTAAGCCTTTCATCGTCCACCTTCCCCTTCCAATGGACCCCGGCGATGAGGCCGAGGGCGAGTCCTGTGAGCAGCGCTATGATCGCGACGGCGGCGAGCATCAGGAGGAGCCCTTCATGACGGCGCGACGAAGGTACGCGATCTGCTCCTCGGTGAGATATGCGCCCAGATCGAAACTTCCCGCGCGAACCTTGTCGGCTGTGATGGTGCCAATATGGAGCCGGGGGTCGTCCGGTAGCAGCGTGTCGACCCGAACCTCGTTGATGTCCCATCCCATGCCCCGAGTATAGAACAACCCCCGGCACCGTCCGCTGGTGCCGGGGGCTGGGGTGTATGCCGTCTCCCGAGGAGATACTCCCACCCCGTCGGGCGTCTGTCAAGCCGTCACATGGCGAACCCGAACCGGTTGGCCCAGGCCTGCAACCCCTCGTCGGTGTCGAGTGAGGGCTCGTCATCCTCCTGCGGCGGGGCGACGGCGTCGGGCTGGATGATCACGATCTCCTCGACGTCCCCCTCCTGCGGCGAGGGGGCAGACGGCGCGGACGTGGTCGCGGGGGATACCTCCTCCTTCGGGGCCTCGATCGCGATCCTCTCGCCGTCGGGGGTGATCGTCCCCTCCCGGCGGGCCTGCGCCTCGTCGGGGCGGAGGTCAGCACCGATGATGACGTCGCGAAGGATGGCAGTGATGTCGAGGTCCTCGAAGTACTCGGCCATCGCCAGGAGATCCTCAAGGTCGATCATGCCACGGCTGAGGTGGCGGGGCAGACGGGCGGTGGACTCGTACCCCAGGGCCCGACCCGCATCCTTGATCTCGATGCCGTGATCGAGGATGAACTCGCGAAGAAGGCCCTTGACGCGCTTGACCTGGTCCCGTCGGCGCAAGGTGTTCTCGGACGGCGCCGTGTGGGCGATCTCCGCCCTGCGCTCCCTGGCCCTGGCGAGAATCTCGGCTCGTCTCTCGTTGATCCTGCTCACGCTGCATCTTCCTCTCTTCCGGGCCCGTTCCGTCCCGGGCCGTGACTACAGCATACAGTATACATCTGTTTTCTGCAAACGAGTGCCCCCGGTGTCGTAGACGGTCGACACCGGGGGCGTGCGGGGGAAGAGAGATGAGAAGCCCGCCGGGCAAGCGTACTACACCTTCAGCCCGGCCACGAGGTCGGCGCGCGACGTGATGCACCCCGCAGCACCCTTGCGGGCGCCCTCCGCCGCCTGGGCGGCCGTGGCGGGGATGTGGGCGATGACCGGCTTGCCGGTGGCCACCAGCGGCTCCCACACGTCATCCGACGCATCCCACTCCATCGACAGGAAGTCCAGGTTCGTCGCCGTCACGAAGTCCGCGTACCAGGTCTGACCCCGGTTTCGGGCGTAGGCGTACCCCCACGTCGCCCACCCGGCCTGCTTGACCTTGGCGAACAACCAGCCTGCATCGGCGAATGCCTTGACGACGACACGGTCCTTGTACGGCGCCAGCAGGGCCAGGTACTCGTCCGACCGGGCCATCTCCGTCTTGGGGTCGAAGATCGTCACGTGCGTTGCGCCGTAGGTCGCCAGGTAGTCCTTCAGGGTCACCGGCACGGCCTCAGGGCGAGCGGCGAAGGCCGCCTGGACCTGAGCCCAGGTCATGTCCCGAATGGGCGTTGACGGGCCCCCCAAACGCTCCAGGGTGGAGTCGTGCGAGGCGAACCACACCCCGTCCGAAGTCCTGTGGCAGGAGATCTCCAGGGCGTCGACACCGCACTCCACCGCCCGGGTGTACGCGGCCATCGTGTGCTCCACGACATCCCCCGCCTCGCTCATGCCCCGGTGCCCGACGACGATCCCCTTGCGCTCCTTCAGCGCCGAGGTGGACCGGGCCCCGTAGGGCATGATCGACACCCCCGCCCGGGTCTGCTCCCCGCCGAACCACAGGGGCACCGTCGTCCCGTCGAGGTCCTCGCCCCCACCGGCGGCCCGGGCCACCAGACCCACCTGCGCCCAGGCGGCCGGGGGGTTCGCCGCCGCGCCATCGGGGGCCCGGTCCGCCCCTCCCAGCACGACGCGCACCGCCGACCAGGATTCCATGGTCGACACGTCCGCCAGCCCGTCGGCGACGACGGCCCCGCCTTCAAGGGTCCAGGCCGCCATCCTGTTGTCCTTGGTGCCGTGGGCGGCCGACACGAGCAGCCGGGCCGTCGCGCCCGCCGGGGCCGCGCCCAGAGCCGCGCTCCACTGCCCGGCGGCCGCCCTGTCGGCGTCGACACCGGCCAGGACGACGAGCACGGCCCTCTGCCTGGCGGTCCAGGCCTTGGTCTTGACCCACCACTCCACGCCGCGGGTGTCGGTGGCGGCCGTCACCTTCCGCGTGGCCACATAGCCGGAGCGGTTGGTGCCCCCGATCTGCGGCTGCCACGTCCCCGTCCAGCCCTCGGGAATGGGCGAGGGCGTCGGGTCGGCCTGGAGCTGGGCGGCCATGATGAGCACGGCCAGGTCGCCGGGCTCACTGGTGGCGGTGAGGGGGTCGCCGACACCGGCCTGGGCCCGGCCCACGGCCGAGGAGCGCACGACGACGCCCCCTTCGAGGGCGGCCCGCTCCCGCAGCACCATGGTCCCGGATCTGGCCCCCGCGGGGGCGTGTTCGCCGGTGCGCAGGGTGATGACGGTGCCGGTCCCGGTGAGGGCGGGCAGGAGCCCGCGGATGGCGTCGGTCTCGGTGCGGAGGGCGAACCTCCTGTCGGCTCCGCCCCGCGAGTAGACCTCGTACGCGGTCATGGTCCCTCTCCGTTCGTATATTCATGCAGACGCCGGGGGCTTTTATTCACCCCCGGCGTCCTCGTGTCAGCCCTCGGAGCCGGGGTCGTAGACGTGCGCCAGGGCCAGGATGTTGGCGAGGGCCCCGGCGGCCTGGGCGGCGGCCTCGGCCCACTGCCGGGCGTCGTCGGCGGTCCAGAATCCGAAGGCGGCCCCGACGACGAGGGCGGCCGCCACGAGGGCGTAGACGGCCTTGCGCTGGGGGGCGGTGATGGTGATGGCCTTGTGGTTGGCCACTGGTTCCTCCTGGGTGGATGGTTGGACGGGGACTACCACAGTCTACCGGTGCCCGCCGTCGACACGTTCAGCGCCCGCTGGAGGGCCTTGACGGTGGCCGGACCGTCGACGCCGTCGACCCAGTCGCCGAAGTCCCAGCCGTCGGGCACGTACTCCCGGTGCCAGGCCCACACGAGGAACTGGAACGCCTTCCAGGTGCGCTCGCCGTCGATGCCGTCGACCTCAAGGGCGGGGGCGCCGATGAGGTTGGTCAGGTGGGCGGAGCCGACGGCCCCGTTGAGGAACCGCTGGAACGCCTCGATACAGGCGGACCCGTCGTCGTCGAGGACGCCGTCGATGGGGGTGCCCATGACCTGCTGGAAGCGGGCGACGGTCCGTGAGCCCCACTCGCCGTCGACCTCCAGCAGCTCCTGGCCGTCGAGGGCCGTCTCGCGGGGCTCGGGGGCCGGTGCGGCGGAACGGGCCGCAACAGGGCCGCCGGAGGGGGCCAGGGCCCGCAGGGCCCCCTCGGAGGCGTGCCACACGTCCAGGTCCAGGTCGCCCCCGTAGCCGGGCACCCGCCCCGTGCCCGTGTACTGGTGCATGCGCCCCTCGGTGCCCCAGGAGCCGTCCGACCACGGGTTGGCATCCCACCCCGTGGGCTCCTCGTCGGCGTACTGCGCCACCCACGGCACGCACCCGTAGTCCTGGGCGACCTGCCACGGGTAGCTCCCCGAGGAGGCGTACAGGAGGACGGGCTTGCCCGTGGCCGACTGCACCTTGCCGACGATGATCGACAGGTACGCCGGGTTCCCCCAGGCCGAGTTCTCGATCGACTCCCAGTCGATGGCGTAGAAGACGTCGTCCTGGTGACCGGTCGCCCTGACGGCGTCCAGGAACCTGTTCGCCTCCGCAAGGGCGTCGTCGGCGTTGCCGTTGTCCCCACCCCCGACGTAGTGGTACACACCGGTGGGCCGCCCCAGGGCCAGGGCCGCCTCGATCTGCTCGACGTGGCTCGGGTTGGTGGTGGCGTAGGCCCCGGCGTCCTGCGTCACCTTGACGATGACGAAGTCGGGGTTGACGGCCGTCAGGTCGATGCCCGCCTGCCACTTGGAGATGTCGATACCGAGCAGCGGCCCGGCCTTGCCGCCGTTGGAAGGGGCGGGGGCGGACGAAGAGGAGGCGGGCGGGGCGGGGGTTGCTTCCGCGCCCGCGTACCGGTGGCAGGACGTCCACGCACCGCGCTGCGTATAGATATGCGCCGAGTAGGATACGAGCCTGGTCTCCGAACCGGTCTGGTCGCCGACAGCCCCGCCGGTGATCTCCCCGCGCTCGTCGATCCACGCCTCGGCCAGGACCGGATCAGAGGGGTTGTCGTCCACGACCATGGCCACATGCCCAACACCCCCCTCGGCCCCGGACGACAGGACCACGTCGCCCCGCCTGAAACCGCCGTCGGGCGTCATGGCGGCGTCATCCCAGTGGACCTCGCTCCAACCCCGCGCCTCCAGCTCGGCCCTCATCGACCCCGTCCACGTGGACGCGGGCAGCAGACGCGAATCCGTGTCCGCCGCGTCCGCGGGCACGACACCGGCCGCCCGCAGCCCCAGGTTGCACGCGGCAGCGACCATGGCCGAACAGTCCGAGTCCACGGCCCCGGTCAGCCGCGGGGTGCCGATGTAGGAGAAGTCCCGGATCTCCTCCCTGGTGTCCTGGTCGTACCCGACACCCCCCTTCTCATCGGTGGCGCACCAGTACGCCATCCTCGCAGCGGCCTCGTCACCAACAACACTCATGTCGGCTCCTCCTTCTTTCCTCGTCCTCATGTAATTACGGCCTGACGGGCAGCGCCGTCGACAGGGCCCCCGGAGCGGCCTCCTTCGCCTCCATGATCCAGCCCTCGATCGCCAGCCCCGCCGCCTTCGACGCCGCCCTGGCGGCATCGACGTGCGCCGCCGTCGTCATGCCCGCCCACCACAGCCCCGGCCCCTCCGGGTGGTTCTTGATGGCCGCCAGCACCTCCGGCTTGGAGGTGTCGTTGGACCGGCAGGCGATCATGTCCACGGCCTTCAGGGCGTTGATGTCCTCGGCGGTCCACGGCCCCGACGGCTTGTACGCCAGGCGGGGCAGCACCCTCAGCGCCGCATCCGCCTTCGCCTTCTGTCTGGCCGCGTTCAGCGTCCCGTTGGTGGCGACGACGACCCGCTTGGAGGCCGCCGCCCCGTAGCGGGCCAGCAGGAACTCCATCATCTTGCGGTCGTACACCCAGTAGTCCGCGATGATGTCGTTCGACGTGTCCATGCACTCCACGATGATCGGCGTGCGCGCCGGGGCGGCGTCCAGGATGTCGAGCGCCTCCCCCAGTGTCGCCACGACCCCGTTGACGTCCTCGACGGCCTTGAGCTGCGGAACCGTGGACTGGTTGATGCGCACGGCCGCACCGCCGCCCTTCGGGGTGATGGACGACACCGTGGACGTCACGAACCTGTCCGCGCCCTCGTCCTTGCTCATGCGCACCGGCAGAGCCGCCGACCCCCTCACGGCCGCGCCCTCCGGCAGCTGCGCCAGGGCCCCCTGCAACGCCGTCGCCGACAGCGCCCCCCACTTCACGCCCCAGCGCGCGTCGCGCACGTCGGCCGCCGCCCCCGTGGGCCGGGCGGGCTGGGGGTTCGGGCTCGGGGCGGGCGCCGGGCGGACGACGACGGGGCCCTTGGCGATGATCCACTCGCGCAGCGCCTGAACGCCCCCGATGATCCTGTCCGCCAGCTCGACGCCGAACGCCTGCGCCCCGGCCACGTTCACGTGCGTCTCGTCGCCCATGAGCCACAGCGCCCGGGTCCCGCTGGCGGGGGTCTTGCCGACGGCCCCCCGCCCCGACAGCACGGCCGTCCTCCTCGACACCGGAGGCGACGGCAGGAACGACGCCAGGTAGGGGTCGGCGGCGTCGGGGTTCCCGCTCGGGACCCAGGACGCCTCCGTCACCTCGTAGTTGACGCCCTCGTAGCAGATGACCTCGCCCCGCCCCCAGTGCCGGTTGGGCGATGAGGCCGGGTCCCACCTGGTGGCCGGGCTGACCGCGACGCCGAGCCAGTCGCTGAACCAGACGCCGTTGGGCGCGCCCCCGGCGGCCGTGACACCGTCGAGGACGGCCTTGGCGTTCTTGTGGCTGGAGCCCGCGTAGGTGCGGTACTCAGAGGTGGGCTGGGGCCCGACGACGATGATCGGCAGGGCGGGGGCCCGGTCTCTGACGCGAGTGACGAGAGCCTGCACCGAGGCCTTGATGGCGGCCGGGCCGGAGGCGGGGTCGGAGGGGACGGGGGGCTGGTCGATCGCCCAGTTGTCGTTCACGGAGCCGACGACGACCAATAAGGAGGGGTGGGCGTCGAGGACGGCGTCGACACGGGCGGGGGCGCTGAAGAACCCGGTGTCGCCCTGCGGGGAGGGGGTCCGGGCCCACCCCGTGGAGCCCTGCCCGCTGACGGCGGCCGCGACACCGAGCCGCTTGGCGGCGATCTGGGGCATGGTCGCCTCCTCGGGGGCGCCCCCCTGGCCTCCGGCCCCGGCGGTGCACCACGAGTCCCCGATGAACCCGACGACCACGGTCGAGGGGGTGTTCGGCCCGCCGAGCCGGGGCAGCATGTTCGCCAGCACCAGCTGGGCCCGCACCTGCTCCTTCAGGGTCCCTATCTCGGCCCCCTGAGCGATCTGCGCGCTGGTGAGCGCCCCGACATCGGCCTTGGGCGCGAAGCGGTTGTCGGCGCCCCTCTTCGAGTACACGTCGTAGGTCGTCATGGTCGGGGGCTCCTTCAGTTGACGACGACGATGCTGTCGTTGCCGGGGGCGGGGTCGAGGGTGAGGACGTCGGGGTCGTCGGGGTCGTCGGGTGTGATGGTCAGCCCCGGTGCGGGCTGGGGCGTTGGCGGGGGACCGGGGGGCGTCGCCGCACCGCCCTCGACGAGGGTCAGCTCGACGGGGGTCTGGTTGGGGCCCGCCGGGGCCCTGAGGGCCGCGCTGTAGGTCTTGCCGTCGGGGGGTGGTGTGGTGAGGACGGCCGTGATCGTGTCGCCCTCGTGGGCGGGGATGTCGACGTACGGGTCGGTGCGGCTCTCAGGGGGCAGCCGGAAGGGGCTGTGGGCGCTGGTGCGCATCGACACGCCCTGCGGGCCGGGGGCGGGGAAGAGGAAGGCCGGGGGGTTGTTGGCGGGGGCGTAGCGGCCCTCGTAGGCGATCGACACCGGGCCGTCGATTCGCGGGGCCGGGTCGGCGGCTTCGACACGGAGGGTGAGCAGGGCGCCCGCGGGCAGGGGTGGCGACGGGGCCGGGTTCGGCGGCTTGATGGTGATCCGCATGACTGGAGAGTAGCACGGGGACGCGACACCCCCTCCTCCCGTCCCCGCTTCCTTCTTATCACCGCGCGCGGGCGTGCGTGTGCGGGCGCGCGATTATAACCGGGGTTGGCGGGCTGTCAAGGGGCTTGTCGACACTGCCCCGGTTGCTCGACACCCCCTGGCGTTGGCGGCGGGGCGCGGAAGGGCTGAGGGCCGGGCTGTGACTGGCGGGGTTCTTGAGGGAGAAGAGGGGGAAGAGGAGGAAGGGGTTTGCGCAGTAAATAAAGAAACTATGGGCGCCCAGGTCCCCTTCGGGGTATCGACACCCCCTCTTCCCTCCTGAGGGGAGGAGAAAACGGAAGGGGATCGTCACACTGGTCACTGTGACATCTGTCTTCGGAAAACCATAATTCTCGGGGGTGGTTGGTGATGTTTGGTGTTGTCTGGTCACACGGGTAACAGGTTTGGAGGTTGGAAGAGGGAGGGAGGGATGCATACGAAAATGTGGCCCAACTAACGTTGAAACGTTTTGAGTCCCAAATGGTGGACAATGCATAATATACGGCCTTTATGCAGCGGTATGCATAGGAAATATGCGGAGATTTCTTAGGGTCGGCTAAGTGGGACTTTTCGTTGGGAGGAGTGGGGGAGGTCGGGGTGGGGGGACTAAGGGCCTATGTGACGGATGGGAGGTGTGGGGAGGATGGGGCGTTTTTAGTACTCAGTGACCCAGAACACGTTTATGCAGCCATGGATAAAATCGTGCATAATCATTTGGAAACACTCTTCAGGTGAGGGGCGACGGTTTTGACAAAGCGAGGGGTACTCTGCTAGGCGAGTAGGGAAGTCGGGGGTTAAGAGGCGCAGGGTGCGGGGAAAGATGAGCGACCTCACACCCGCGTGCCACACCCCGTTGTCGAGAGCATCCGATTTCGCCTTCGCCGGCCTGCGACGCACGTCACATTGATTTTCCCCCACGCTCGCACTAGAATGCTCCCCTCAAAAATCCCCCGGTATGTAGACGGTCTGCTAAGTAAAATGTCATAACGGTACTTATCGGCACCTTTCCCTACGGTGCCAACGAAAGGTCCCCGTGGGCGGAATGCAGCTCCTACCCCAAATCGAAACGATGGGGCACTCCCACTAATTTGTTGCCTTGCTCACACACGCTGTGTCAAGACACATGACTCACCGCACACAAACTCACCCTAGCCAAATCTCCCCATGTGTGCTATCACGCGCGCGTGCACGTATGCGTGCGCCTACCCATATGGGCGCATGTACCCCCGGGGCTCGCTGTAAGCCACGCTGGCGGCCTATCACGCACGGCCCGGTGTAGTCGCCTAGGGGTAGGGGTATCGGCCGTTCTAGGCCCCGTACAGCGACGATTCGGCTTTGTACTGATACAAACCACGCAGCTGACATAGATATACGCTCGTCTAGTGAGTACCAATCCGTGGTCGACGTATGCGTAAAAGACTGCCAAACATAGATAAACGTGAGCCAGGCCACAAACGAAAATAGTGAAAGTAACCCGTGTCACAAAATCGAATATAGTGAACGTAACCCACGTCACATCCAAGTAAGAATCGAATATAGTAAACGCAGAATTAAAGACTGTCATTTACCATATATAGTCATCGTCTATCATCTATCATTCATCATCATCTATCATTCATCATCATTCATCATCATCATCATCATCATCATCTATTACGAAGAAAGTCCATTATGCACTCAACCGTATCTTTATGCATATGATCCGAGTCACATTTCCCCGTTGTTCACTATTTTTGGGACCAGATTTCCATACTCCCAACCCACCCTCACGCGAGATTGCTACTCACACATGCACATAACAGTGTTATGTGCAATACCTTCCCCGTATGACCTTCATCACATTTTCCATAGCATACTCCCCCGCTTCTGTCAACCACCATTCCTCCGTGTCCTTCATCACACTCCTCCTCCCCGAGGATGATACGCCTGACGTAATACCCCGCCACCCATACCACGCCACACGTACCATTCTTCGGCTACCCGAAACTTTCGCCCTACCCCCACCCACTCCCCTAATCATCTTCGGGACCAAGGTCCCTTGCCTCCCCGTCCAACCTATGCATCATCGCTTCTATGTGTCCTACGTCATACCCCGTCCTGCGCTGGCGAGACGAGCGCGCGTGCGACGCAGGAGCACGCAAGCGAGGCAGCCAAGCGCATGTCGACTCCCCCATCCGCACCCGCCCCGCTTCCCTACTCGCATGTTCCACGTGAAACATGCGAGGATCATCCCCGCGGGAAGAGAGAGAGAGAGCCCGACATGCGCTTGGCTGCCTCGCTTCGCTCGTCTCCGCTGCGCTGCGCCCCGGCGCCCATGAGAGAGAGGATCGCCGGCTATGCCGTGCCCGCGCAGTGAGCGGAGTTCGTACCGGTACAAACCACCAACCCAAAATATGACGGAGAACACACTACTTTCCTCCCTCATCGGCTTGACTAGCCCTCACGGGGCGAGTACCTTTATACCCGTCAGAAGGAAACGACCAACCAACCGAAAGGAACCGAAATGAACCCCGCCAAGGCCCCAACCCAGGTCCCCGCCATGTGGGGGTATCCCGCTAGCTGCTATCGCCAGCGCGTCCCGGCTCAGGGACTCATCCGCCGATGCGCGGATGAGCTCGCCCGTGACCTCATGCGGGGATACCCGATCCACCGATCGGTCGCCGACGGCCTGCTCGCCCCTCTGGGGCCGGCGGACATCGCCTACACCGTCGCCGGCCTGCCCCACGCCCCGGCCGGCTATCCCACCGAGGGCGATTGGAGGGGACGCCTCGCAGACGCTCTGTCGACCGCGGCCGGCTACCCCCGCGCCTACGCGGCCAGCCGGCATCCGGCGCCGGCCGCCTAACTCCGCTTGCCCTACCCCCACATACTTCGCCCCTCACGGGGCGCCCCGGACCATAGAGACGGGCGTCGTGCAAGCCGACGCCGGGGCACTGTGCTCCCCTACCCGGTGAGCGCGCGTGATGAAAATTGGATAGTGCGCCTCCCCGTCGCCCTAGGGCGACGGCGCGGCCGGGATAGTCCCCCGCGTAGGAGAGAGAGGAAGCCAAGGTTTCTGTCGATTCCCGCCGTACGGCGGGCCCGATCTCCCGAGTTTGAACCACAAACTCAAAAGAGACGTAGAACACAGATTTAAGACTAGACTTTCCCCAGCGAGCGCGCTAGACTAGAGTCATCACAGGGAGGAAGAGAGAAGCGGAACCCCACCGACTATCTCATCCTTACCCCGGGAAGATTGAGAACTACATATTCGCGGTAATGCAATAGACGGTTAAAAATTACCGCGAGCGGCCGGTAGGCCAGTTGCAGTCCGTGCCATAAGGTCACTAGGACGCCCCATAGCGCCGACGATGCGTCGCCCCATTCCTCCGGGAGCGGGGCAGTGCGTCGTCGGCCGGGACGAACCGAAATGATTTTTAGGTGTACAAATAACGGACATAAGACGAAGTATACGGCCCGGTAACGCCAAGCGGGCGTCTCAGAAACGCCCCGGTCACCCGCATGGTGACGAGAGGACTCTGTCAAAAGAGGACCGGGCGCGATCCCGCCCAATCGCGGGACCATCATCCCCACCCATCCGAAAGGAACCCGAAAATGGACACCAAGACCTACATCCCCATGCCCGTTGAGAACTGCACTCTCAACGGCGTGCTGGACGCCTTCGCCGCCGAAGAGGACCGGGAGCGTAAGATCACCTACGCTGAGGCCGTGTGCCTCATCCTCAGCGAGCACATGAGGCGCACCGTGATCACGGCCGACGATATCGCTCACGTGATCGCGCAGGACAGCGGCCGGGACGAGAAGGACGTGCCCACCGATTGGGCCTGGGAGCACTGCGTCGACGCGGTCGACGCGCTCCGGTCCGCCTACCCCTGCGCCGATGCGACGCCGATCGTGGTCACGTCCCGGGACGTGACCCTTGACCGCACCGCCACGCTGTGCAGCGAGTGCACGGCGTACCTCGTGAACGGTGAGCGGCCCGACGCCGAACTGGACGCGGAATCGGCCGCATGGGCCGCGGACCTGGACGCCTTCGAGGCGTCCGCCGGCGGCCGCGGCACTTGGATGCACGCGGGCACGACGGCCGCGGACTACACTCACACCTGCGAGTGCTGCGGACAGGAGGCCTGGGACTGGACCCAGGCCGAGATCTGGGAGCTCTGACCGGCCCTAATCCCTACTCCTACTATCAGCCCGGCCGCCTCACGGCGGAGGCAGCAGCGCGGTTCGATCCCGCGCCCGGGCGCGAAGCGCAAACGATCGTTTGCGCCTACCTGAACCGGAAGGAAGGATCCAAAATGTACTGTGACACTCCCGAAGTGATTGAGGTGCTTAAGAATATGCCCCCACCGCCCACTGGGTGGGAGTGGTTCAGGCGTACGTGGACCAAACTGGCCGCCGAAACCTATGGTATGACTAAGTACTCCGACGGTTCTGTGCTGGCCGCATGGGTCCGAGGCTGGCGCGGGCGAGAGCTGCACGCCCATGCGGAGTGGGGCGCCGACGGACGCTTCGAGCGGGGCGTCGTCGTTGAGTACGCTTTCCGGGACGGAAAGGATAGGGCGGGAGAGACCATTTTCCGTAAGGAAGTGGAATCCGAATTTGAGTTGGCCGATTGGCTTATGGAGTACGGCTACTAATCCGCCGGCCCACCAACCCGCCAACCCAACATTTAACCCCGCGTTAGCGGGGATGCCGCTTCGCGGCACACACCCACTGAACCGAGAGGAATAATTCACCATGATCGTGTACGCTTTCCCGAATGACTGGACCGCGTCTCGTGTCCTGTACACCGGCGCGGCCGTCGTCGCCGCGGGCGCGATGATCGCCGGCGCCGCGGCCTTCATCGCCGACGGCGCCCGCAATACGGTCCCGACCGGGACCGCTACCCCGGCCGCTACTGCTACCGCTACCGCCCATAACACCTACCTCGCGCCCCACTGCGAGCGCGCAGCAATGGGCGGGACGGAGGAATGTGCGTGGGAATCGGTCGCCGACTGCCTCACGGATGAGGATGGCGATGGGGCCATCCCCGACGGCTACGCCGGCTGCCGTTGGGACGCCGCTACGGCGGGGAACGGCAAGGGCACTAGCTACGTCATCTGGCGTCAGAACCGGCGCTAGCGCCGGCCCGGGTAAGAAAAACCAACCGAAAGGAACCGAACAATGAATGCGATGCTCTACGGCTTCCCCTGCGCTGTGTGGCGTATCCCCATCGCCCGCATGGGCGGGATCGCCGCTCTGGCCTATGCGGAGGCCTATGAGGTACTCACCGATCCCGACGGCCGCAAGGCCTCCCTGTGGGAGGCCGAGATCGAAGAGGACGGCTACCGCGCCCTCACTCGGGGCCTCACGCTGCCCCAGGTGGTCAGCCTCGTGGCGGAGCTTCCGGACGCCGTCATCGTGCGTATCACGGGCATCGCGCCCAGTGACAGGGCCCGTCAGGAAGTGGTCCGGGCCCTGTACGCCGAACCCGAGGACTGAACCCCGCCCCGTATCCCGCTATCAGCCCCGGGAGAGAGGATCGCCGCGGCCCGCTGCCGCCCCGGGGCGCGGGGCTCGAAATAATTCGAGCCTTTGAAGAGAGGACCATCATGATCACCTACCTGAACCTGACGCCCCACGCCCTGTACGTCAAGACTGTGGACGGGGAGTACATCACCATTCCGCCCAGCCCCGACGGGGCGGCCCGGGTTATCTACGATCGGCTTCCCCCGGAGCAGACGAACATCGCTGGACACGAGATCGCCGTCGCCGTCGCCGGGAGCCCGCGGGAGATTGTCGGCCTGCCCGATCCCGAGGAGGGCGTCGTGCTCATCGTCGCCAAGGCCGTGGCCGACGCGGCCCCGCGGCACCGCGGCGATCTGATGAGCCCCGGCCGCCTCATCCGCGATGAGGACGGCACCGTGATCGGCTGCGACGGGCTTACCCGCCGCGCCTGAACCCAGCCCGGGCGGGACGAGATTCCAATACTCGCCCGCCCAACCCATTAGCCCCGGGAGGAGGACTCCTACCCGTTCGCCGCGGGCCCGGGGCGTGATTGTCGTGCAAAAGTACGGCACCGGAAGAGAGAGAGAGAGAGGAAACCACAATGAGCGCTGATACCAAGATCGGAAACCGGATTGTCGACCCGTCCCGGTGGGACGAGATCGGACCGCTCCTGGACGGCGGGATTCTGCGCCCCTACGAGGAGCTCAGGCATATGCCTTACTACGCCCCGCCCGGGTTCTACGCGGACGAGGGCGTCCTTGCTTTCCAGCCGGGCTGGGACGGCCAGGAAGGTCAGGACGCCGTCCACTGGTACGGCCCGGACTGGCCCACGGTCGACCAGGTGCGGGAGAAGATTGCCTCACTGCTCATCTCGTCCTGGCTGGTCCAGGACCGCGGCGACGCCGGGAGGTTCTTTCTCGGCGATGAGCCGGGTTCCCTTGAGACGCCGTGGGGCGTGATCCCTGCCCATGTCGTGTTCGCCTGGCGTAAGGGCAACGACATGCCGTGGGAGAACCTGGACGCGATCCTGCGCCACGTGGACGCGGGACGCGGTATCGAAGGCGCCGCGATGAAGGCGTTCGTCGAGTGGCGGCTGCGTACCCCGGTCCCGACGCAGACCAGGGCCGTGTTCTACGCCCGAAACGACGGCGGCCTCCAAGTCGTCCTCTACCCGCGGCACCCGCTGCGCCCCGCGGCGGACAACATCAGTTTCAGCTGGGGCCCCGGCGGGAGCCCGCTCGGCGGCGAGCGGGAGGAGTATGAGATCGGCGCCGTCGGACTCTACGATGCGATCCCCGTGGCCGCCACAGAGGACGCCCTGACGCGGGCGGTCATGATCTACGCCTGATCCCAGCCCATAACCGGGCCGGGGCGGGACGAGATTTTGATACTCACCTGCCCCGGCGCTCATCATTTGAGAGAAGAGAACCATGAACGACTACACCATGAACGCCGGGTACGCCACCTGGCACGCCCGCAACTGGCGCGTCATCCCCGCCGACGCCCGGGTGCGGCGGGAGCCCGCCTCGAACGGCGGCCTTGAAGTCATCTGGGAGATCACCGACGAGGACCGGGAGCAGGACATTGACGTGTGCTTCGTCTGGGCCGCCGACGGGAATCCCGTCCGGGGCTCCTACCGGATCGTCGACTGGGAGACGGACGAAACGCTGAACAGCGGAGCCCTCTGGGACGAGGACGCCCTGACCCGCATCTTCATCCTCGCAACCAACGCCGCCTGAACAGCGGCCGCTCCCGTCGCACGGCCGCACAGCGGGTTCGAGCCCCGCCGGGAGCACGATGCCAACCAAGAGAAGAGAGGAGGCATCACCGTGAATATGACGACTTGGCTGCACGAGCAGGCCCTGCTCGTCCGCAGCGCGCTGCTCGCAGGAAACCTGGAAGAGGCGAGGAACGTCTTCAGGTACATCTTCGAGGACGCTGACTCGCCCGATGGCATCCGACCGGACCTGATCGCCCGGCTCGCCGTGTCCCAGATGCGCCGGAGGGGCCTTAAGGTCGCTCGGGACACGTTCACCCGTCGGGCTGAGAGTGTTTTCACCGCCAATGACAGCCTGGACTGGGAGATCTGGGCGGCCCTGCACGCCGCCCTGTTCCAGGACCGTCGCTGAGCGACAACAACCAACCGAGAAGAGAGAACAATGGACGAGAACGAGGCCAAGACCGGCACCGACGCCCTCATCGAGCGGATCGTCGAGGCCCTGGAGGCGGACGCCTCACCCGAGTGGAACCCGGCCCCGTCGTGGGCCGACCACGTGCTCACCTGGGAGGGACTGCGGGCGCTGGCCAACGGCCTGCTCGGCAGGAAGTCCTACGACGGGCGGGACCCTCTGGCCGAGCCCGTGCTCCGGGGCTTCCTGGAATCCGCCCTGAACGCCGAGGGCTATGTCGTCCTGCCCCGGAACGGCAACAGCCACTACGGTCCGCTGTGCCCCCAGCACGAGGCACGACACAAGTACGAGGCGCGCAAGGTCGGGACCGTACCGGACCCGTCCTGGGCGGGAGCCGTCTGCGTCGACTGCTGTCGCACCGTCGGCAGCGCCACGCACGAGGTGGACATCTACGTGTGGTGACCCCGCACGCTAACAGCCGGGACGGTCGAAGCGGGGGTTCGACTCCCCCGTCCGGCGCGGGTTCCAAGCATCCGCTTGAGAACCGGAGGAAAGAGAAGAGGAGACGAGAGCCTTGAGAACCATTCAGCAGTTCATTGCCGAGGTCACCCGCGACGCCCCATCGGCACGGGTCATGGGCGGGGAGCACTCCTACGCCCGCATCGAGATCCCCGGCAGTGGGGGAGCGCACGCGACCCTGTACCTGGGCGGCCCCGACGAGAGCGGCACCGCTGCGACGTACCACGATGCCGACGACAAGGGCCGGCGGGTCACCTTCCAGCGCGGTAGCGCGCGGGAGGAGGAGGTGATCGTCGCCGTCGCCAACTTCCTCGTCCTGCACGAGGCGATCCGGGATCGGCGGGGGCGGGCGGAGAAGGAGGGGAACGCATGATCGAGGAGATCACGTGGGACACGTTCGACGAGCGCACGAGGATCTGGATGCGCGTGCTGGCGCAGGTCCCCTCCGAGGCTGTGGTGCGCATGCTGCGACTCGACCTGAACACCGGCGTCGTCACCTTGATGGGTGTCGGGGGCGACCGGGTCCTGGGCGTCATCGGCGAGGGCGACGCGGGAGAGGAGTTCTTCACGCCGCTGAGGAGCTGGAGCAGGGACCTGGACCCGTACCCGATCCCCTACACGCACGAGTACGTCGGTAACATCGCCCTGGCCGTGTTCCACTCCGCGCTGAACGTCCTCGTCGGGGACCTGCCTTTGGTCTGGGACGACTACTTCGGCCTGAGCTGGGTGTCGGACAACATGAACGAACTCCTGGACGTGAACACCACGGACCTGCGGGAGTACAGGGATCAGATCCGATCCGAGGCGGCTGAGTGCTGGGTCGGCGACTTCGCCACGGACCTGGACAACGACATCCCCCTCCGGGTGACCAAGGAGTCCACGCCGAACATGATCCGGTACCTCACCGGCGGGCACGGGAGCGTCGAGATCGTCATCGCCCCCGACGACGAGGGCCTGATCGACGTCAACATCCTGGACCCGAAGGGTCGGGGGCCGTGCTTCCACCTGGCCTGGGGGTCCGAGGCCGTGCAGGAGGCCCACGAACGGGCCGTCCTGTTCCTGAACAACGTGATCGAGAAGAACAAGAGGAAGGAGAGCCATGTCAGCTGACGACAGGATCGAGATGAGCGAGGAGATGGCGGAGTTCTGGGCTGAGGTCAAGGACCTGCTGCCCAGGATGATCCGACGAGGGGACTTCGTGTCGGCCCGGCCGTCGCTGGACCCCGACGACATCGACATCTTCACCGTGTGGTGGAACGGGAACGAGGAGCGCATCGCCTCCCTGTACATGCTCGCCAAGACCCCGGGGAGGGAGGACGAGGAGGACAGGTTCAACCTCCTCGTCGTCGAACCCGGCACCGGCGGCCGCACCCTGACCGACGTCGATGCCAAGCGGGTGGCCGGAGTCATCGAGAAGCGGGCCGCCGACCAGGTCCGCCAGCACCTGCCCGGTGCGTGGACCGCAGGGGACTACTTCGAGTGGGATGAGTCGATCGTCGCCGACTTCTGCGACTACGGTTGCGGAGCGAAGAACATGGGCGAGTTCACCGAGTACGTGCAGGAGCGGGCCGACAGGGCCCTGGCCCGCCGGGCGCTGACCACCATGGTCGACTACTTCCTCCTTGAGGAGGTCCCCTTCACGGTGGCGGTGTCCCCCGCCCTCGGGATGAGCAGCATCGGCCTGCCCGAGCGGGCCATCAAGATCCGCACCAACCGGGGGACGGCCGAGGTCGCCCTGTCCACCCTGGACGGGGAGGTCCTGGGAAGTGTCGACATCACGATGGGTTCGCGGGGCGTGTCGTACCCGTACTGCACCATGCAGCTGCTCATCCACGTCGCCGTCAGCGGCGGGCACAGCGAGAACAAGGGGAAGGAGAACGACAGTGGACGCTGATGACCGTACCGAGGTGACTGAGTTCTGGGAACAGGTGCGCTTGTACCTGCCCCCGTACCTGCGCGACAAGAGGGTCCTGCTGACGGAGGCCCGGAGCCCCGACGGCCTGGAGATCCACACCGTCTGGCCGAACGGTAACACCGAGTACATCGCCGCCCTGCGCCGGACGGCGGGGGAGGGCGGCGGGATCCAACTGCTGCTCAACAAGCCCGGTTCCGGCCCGAATGCCGTGTGCAGGTGGGGACTGAAGCCCCGCGAAGTCGCACGCAGCATCGAGGCCGCCGCCCTGCGCCAGGTCATCGACAATCTGCCGGGGGACGACGCGGGAGCGCTGCGGACCGACGATGAGGGGATCATGTGGGACGAGGTTCCCATCGCATCCTTCAGGGACATGCCCCTGAAGCGGGGGGATTTCGAGAAGGGACTGGGCGCCTTCGTCGAGTACGCCGCCGACCGCCTTGAGCGCAGCCTCCTGCGGGCGATCGTGCTGGAGTCCCTCGATCGGATCATGCGGGCCGGTGTCGATACCGCTACCACCCAGATCCTCGACCCCCGGACGGCCGCCATCGATGCCCCGAAGGGCAGGCTGATCATCCGCGTTGACGGCGGAACGGGGAGGGTCACCCGACTCGGCATCGAAGTCGACCCGTACGTGACGGCGGAGATCGCGTCCTACGGGGTGCACTACTCGTCCCTGATGGACTACCGCAAGACGATCGACGAGGTGACGGGACGATGACCACCATGCCCGACGGCTGGTACGACGTCGCAAAGCACCTGCCCCCGGGGCTCAGCGGAGCGCTGGAGCCCGGGGGTCGGGAGAACGGGAGGGGAATCATCCCCACGAACTTCCACGGCCTCGACTTCGAGGTTGTGCCCGAGTTCGACCTGATCGTCGAGCACGAATCCTGCGAGGAACGGTGCATCGGCGAGGACGGGACGATCGGCTGGATCGTCGACAAGGTCCTGCGGGCGTGGCTGGAGAACGAGACCTGCTTCTACAACCACCTGGTCATCGACGCAGGGCGGGTCTTCTGGTTCAACCCCGAGACGAACCCTGAGAGGGCCACCCTCCTCGTCGACGTGTGGGACGAGGAGAACTGGCGTGTGGTCCAGGCCCGCCTGGACAGCGCCACCCGGCTCATCGCCTACGAGAAGGCGAGACGGTGGGTGAGCAACGTGCTCAACTCCTGGGATCCGCGCAGTTGGCGGATCACCATCACGTCGACGGAGAAGCGCGATGAGAGCATGGAGTTCCGGATCTGGGACCGGGAGTGCTACCTGCCGGTCAAGATCATCACCGTCCACGCCTTCGGGCGCATCGACATGCGGCCGGTTCTCCACGGGGAGCCCGACACCCTGGAGTTCTGCCCCGGCGGGCGGCCCACGGGCCTGTCGAGCGAGAGCGAGGACGCCATCAAGGCCCTGCTCAGCCGTGTCGAGAAGAGCCTGGAAACCGACTGAACAGCCACAAGAGGAAAGAGAGGAACACATGAGTGACCACACGCCCTACACCGCCTGGGACAGGCGATTCAGCGCCGAGGTCTGGCTCCAGGGGATCATCACCGAGTGCCTGGGAAGCCAGTACTGGGGACTGTCGGAAGACAACGAGCTCTTCGACGCCGTCTTCGAGATGCACCGGGTCCGCTGGCAGACCTGCTACCGCCTGAGAAAGCGATTCGTCGACGACCCTGACGGTCTGATCGACTTCATCGAGGGGTACAAGGCGGGAAAGACGGACGAGGAGTGGGAGGCCGGGAGGCCCGTAATGGCCGAGAACAGGGGACCCGAGCCCAAGAACATCGAGGAGGGGGACTGATGACGCGCATCCTGAACATGACGGGCCGGCAGCTGCGGATTGTCGACCCCGCCGATCGGGAGACCACCATCCTGGTGCTTCAGGCCGACGGCAACTCGCCCACCGTCCGACACCGGGACGAGGGGATGACCTCGGTGGGCGTCACCACGCCCGGGTGGCGAGGGATCACGGTCATCCCCGTGTCGTGCAAGGGGCGGGCCACGCACGCCTTCCTCCCGCCTTACCGGGAGGACACGTTCCTCATCGTGACGCGCATGGTGCAGACGACGGTCGAGGAACTGTTCCCCGACCGGGATGACATCCTCACGCCCGGACGCAACGTGCGCCGGGATGGGGTTACCTACGGCTGCCTGGGGCTGACCGCCTCCGGAGCCACCGCCCGCAGACTGCTCAAGAGGTAGCCGACGGGCGCCCCCGGCCGGAGGGTTCCGGCATGCGGAGGTTCGAGTCCTCCCCGGGGGCCGGTTCACAAGATCGAAGAGAGAGGAATCATCGTGAACAACAAGACGACGGATGACTGGGGCGAACTGGTCGAGGCCCTCGATCGAGCGCTGCCTTACGGCGTCGGCGTCTACTTCCCCGGGCGGGAGGACGACGAGGACAGCGATCTGAGGCTCATCCCCGGCAAGGACGGGACGGCCCGCCTGGTCATCGACCTGGGCGACGCGGACACGGCGCACAGCGAGGAGACCATCTACTTGGAGTGGAGACTGAACACGAATGAGGACGAGTACACTCCCGACCTGGAGTGGTGGACGGCGGACTGGGCGCGCTCCGGTGCCGGGGATACCGACAGCCCGCAGGATATGGACGAGGCCATGAACAACCTGGCCGGCGACGTCGTCGGGACCGTGCTCGACATGGTCAACTACCTGGCCGGCGGCGAGCGTGAGGACGGGATGATCTGCTTCAACGACGAGGGAACTGTCGAGGTCGACGACGATCTGGGGATGGTGCTTGCCGACGCCTACGACAAGGGCGCCATGGATCTGCGTTCGTTCATCCGCGAGACCATCGTCGACAACATCGACCTCCAGCCGGAGGAGGGTTTCGCCGACGTGCGGCAGAGCCTGTCGTCGGACTGGGTTTTCGACAACATTCGCTCCGGGCGGGCGCTGAGCCTGGATGTCGACCTGCGCTACCCGGCTGACGGCGGTTCGCGGTGCGTGATCAACTGCCTGTCGGCGAAGAGCAGCGACACGTTCTTCGTCAAGCGGGCGACGAACGCGATGATGAGCCCCGAGGACTTCGAGACCATGGAAGCCGCCATCGCCTGGCTGATCGACGAGGACGCCGAGAAGGAGGAGGAGGAGTGACCCCGAGGACGAACCTGGACAGCCTGGCCCGGGTGCTGGCCAAGCATGCGGGCGTGTCGCTGGACGACGTCGAGCGCCTGGTGCACGCCCGCGGGGTCCGCACCCGGGACGGGGCCTACATGCTGGCCCTGTTCGGCCGTCCGCTGCGCGGACTTGTCGTCAAGCATCGGCAGATCCGCATCACCAGGCGGGTGTCGAGGTACTCGCAGAGGGCGGCCAGGGAGCTGCTGGTCGAGGCCGACGAGAGACTGTGCGAGTACGACCGCTCGGTGCGGATCAGCTGCGAGCGGGGCCTGGGGATCGCAGCACTGAACGAGAACGAGATAGTACTCGCCGACGGCGGGGTGTACCGGTATGATGAGACATGGAAGGTCTTCCTCCTGGCGCAGCCGGGAGGAGAAGAGGAAGAGAGGAACAGCAATGGCGACTGACATCGAGAACCTGGCGGCGAGGGTCACCAACATGTACCTGGACGGCCTGCCCGCGCACCCCTTCGGGCACCCTAACGCGGGCGAGGAAGACCTCGACTACTGGCAGGCGGTGGACGACCTGGCCCACCACCCCCGCTTCAACGACGTCGTGGAGGACCTCCCCTTCGAGGTCCGCGTCGACTGCGAGGGGGCCCTGCTGTGAGCACTGCGGAGGAGAGAATCAAGGGCCACCTGCCCAAGGCTATGCGCAGCGCCGTCCAGTTCAGCGACGGTCAGGTCACCTGCGACTGGGACGACAGAACCGCTTGGCCTTACGAGGACACCTTCGGCAGCATGACCATCTGGTTGGGCGGGCGCGACCAGGACATCACCGACGTCGCCGCCGCCATGTACCTCACCGAGCGGGCGTTCACCGACGACATCCTTCCCAGCCTGGACCGGGCGCTCGACGGCATCTACAAATTCAACGTCCGCAAGGGGACCGTGCGCCTCAGGGACTCCGGTATGGGGCCCTTCCTGGACATGAGGGAGCACGACTACTACAACGACGCCGTGGATGCGGGGATCAGGGCCCTGGCGGACCAGACGATCCGCCTGATCGCCGCCGACGCGGCCAAGCGGTTGGGGCCGCACATCATCGAGCGCACGGGCGACGGCTCCACGATCATCACGACGACGCAGGGGACCGTGTGCATGAATCCCGAAAACACGAACGGGTACGGGTCCGTGCAGGTCGTGGTCGACACCCCCCGGCAGTACGGTGTCGAGCGCATCGCACCCGGGGGCGCCCTGCCCCGCTACGTTATCTGGGACCTTAACAACCACACCGAGTGAGAGGACAGCAACATGCTCAACACGAAGATCCTGCGCAACGGCCAGGAGGTCACCGTCGCCAGGCTGCGCGGTGTCGTCCGCCGGGTCTCCAGGACCTCGGAGATCGAGGGGATGGAGTGGACGGTGTTCGCCGACCGCCTCGTCGCCCAGCGCGACGCCATGGACTCCCTGGGTGGCACTGAGGAGGCCACGAGCATCATCGACGACGCCCCCGACGGCCAGAACTGGTCCGTCGTGTTCACTCCGGCCAGGGGGCGGCGGTGAACTTCGAGTACTTCAACGAGCCCGGCCGCCCCTACACCGACGACCGCATCGAACTGTGGTGCGGAAACCTTAAGAGCGCCAAGCGAGTGCACTGGGAGTACCTGGACGACATGCTCAACCGACTGGTCGACATGGCCAACGCCTGGGACGGACAGGCCGAACGAGACAAGTGGATGTCGTGGGTCCACTACGTGGTCCTGGCGGCCACCGCCCAGCGCACCCTGGTCCACCGGCCAGATGGATTCTCCCGCCTCGACGACGCCCCCGACGGCACGCAGTGGATGCTGCGGATCAACCCCTACGAGGCCCCGGCCGGAACCGACGTGGCGAGGAAGGAGGACGACGATGAGTGCTGAGGACAAGAGGACGAACGAGCTGGCCCTGGCCATGCTGGGGCTGCGCGTGGCCATGATCCGCAAGGGCTACAGGCCCCTGCCCACCGACGAGAGCCAGGGCCCTGAGGGACTGTGCATGATCGTGTGGGTCATGGGCGGCCAGGAGTGGACGGCGGCCATCACCGCCTGGGACGTGCTCACGCTGATGCGGCGCACCGGGCGGGCGGGGGAGCTCATCGAGATCAACCTCGACACCGCCCGCCTCGACAAGCCTGACCTGATCGTCGAACGGACCCTGCCGTCGCTCATGAACATCGACATCCCCGTCAAGTAGGGGAGAGAGGAAGAGAGATGATCAACTACATCGAAGACCGGCTCAAGGCGCACCTGCCCGACGACATCCCGCCCGTGCGGGTGTCGGCTTGCGCTACAGAAGACGACAAGTGGGATGACGAGGGTGGCGCGGACGTGTGCGTGCGCATCAGGGACCCCTGGCTGTGGCACGTGCTGGGTACCCTGAGGGGCCCGTACTACTATCTGCGCGACCACGGGGTCATGGTGCCGGAGGTGGCCTTCCACGTCAGCGAGCCGAGTCTGCTCACCGACGGGATCCATGAGGGCTACCAGCGCTGCGACGACGTCGTCTACTACCGCGGCAACGATGTCGATCACATCCTGCGCAAGGTGGCCGTCGACGTCGAGGACCTGGCTCGCAACACGCTCAAGAAGTGGGAGGAGCGGGGCGGCGATGGAGCTTCGTGACTACCAGGCGGCGGCGGTCGAGCAGGTCGCCGCCGCCGGGGGCACGGGCCTTTTGGCCCTCGCCCTAGGAGCGGGGAAGACTCTGACGGCCCTGGCCTGCGCCGAGCGGAGTCTGAAAGAAGAGGGGAGGGAACCCGAGGGCGCCCGCGTCCTCATCGTCGCGCCCCTGCACACCATCGACGGCTGGCGGCGCCACGTTGAGGAGGTCTGGGGCCTGGAGCTGCGCGAGTGCGCGGCCAAGGGCGCGGACAGGAAGGCGAACCTCGAAGCTCTGTGGGACAGGCAGGAGTGTGGGGTCTTCTTCATCGGCTGGTCCCTCATGACCGCTCGCAACAAGCACAAGAAGAAGGACAACCGGACCGGGAAGATGGTCTCCGCCCCCGACACGCACGCTTTCGGAGGCACCCTCTTCGACGTCGTCATCGCCGACGAGGTGCACCGCGCCTGCAACCCCCGGTCCCTCAACTCCAAGGTCCTGTGCCGCATCCGGGCTAGGCGCCGTCTGGCTCTGTCGGCCACACCGGCGGGCAACCTGCCCGTCAACATCTTCGGGGCCCTGCACTTCCTGTGGCCCGTGCGCTACACCTCGTTCACCCGCTTCGCCGACTTCTTCTTCAAGTCGCAGTTCAACCCGTATTCCGACACCGGGTACGGGAAGCTCTACGGCGAGGAGAAGTGGCCCGGACGAGTGCGGGCCACGACGCCGTGCTGGGTGTCGGTGACGCGGGAGCAGGCCCTACCCGAACTGGCCGACGTCGACATCCGCCGGGTGGCGGCCACCATGACTCGGGACCAGAAGCGCATCTACAAGCAGTGGCGGGACAAGGCGATCGCATGGCTCGACGACCACCCCGTGGCCGTCAACCTCCCGGTTGTTCTCGACACGCGCCTTCAGCAGGTCACCCTCGCCCAGCCCATCGTCACGGAGCACGCCTTGCAGACACGGGAAGGGGGAGTGAAGGAGGTCGTCACCTTCGACAAGGATTCGAAGAGCGGCAAGATCGACGCCCTGCTCGATATCCTCCGGGACCTCGGCGACGAGCGGGTCATCGTCTTCACCCACTCCCGCAAGTTCCTGGTGCCGTTGCGGTGGCGCCTGGAGAAGGCGGGCTACCGGGTGGAGCAGGTCAGCGGGGACGACCACGAGGGCTGGCGCACGTTCCGCGACGACCACGGGGTTCAGATCCTCCTGGCCGTCGTGTCCGCCATCGCCGAGGGCGTCGACGGACTCCAGACGGACTGCCATACCGAGATCTGGCTGTCGAGGGACTCCTCCCTGGTCATCAACGAGCAGGCTCAGGGGCGACTGCATCGTTCCGGGCAGGAACGGGGCGTCGTGCGCTACCTGGTGCAGTGCCCCGGGACCATTGACGACACCGTCGTCGGAAGACTTGCCGAAAGGCACCGCGCCCTGACGGAATCAGGGCTCATCTAGAAGGAAGAGAGGAACAGTACGTGAACGATGACGAACTGTCCGAATTGATCGAACGACGGGCCGGGCTCATCGAGGCCCGCTCCGCCGTCAACAGGCAGTTGACCGGCCTCAACCAGGCGATCACCGCCGAGATGACCCGACGGGGGCTCGACCGCTACGACGGCGCCGTGCTCACCCGCCGGTCGCACTTCCGCCCCTTCGTCGCCGCCGCCCTGCTCGACGAGAGGCTTGTGTCGACGGACGAACGGATGGGCGTGTACAAGGAGGTCATCGACCCCGGAGCCCTGAAGGAGCGGTTCCCCGACATCTATGCGCAGGCCTGCGAGAGCGGCGAACCCTACCTCGTGCAGCGGGTTCGGAGCGACGGCGAAGACGAGGGCCTGTGATGTGGGGCTCTGAGGCCACCGGCCGGGCGCTGGAGATCGTCGGAGCCCCCACCGACCGGGACCGGCAGCGCCACGTGGGGCCCTCCGAACTCGGCGAGGTGTGCGAACGCTGCCTGGCCGATAAGATCCGCGGCACCTACGAGGACAAGAGGGCGGGCACCCCGCTCGCCCCGCTGCTGGGCACGGCCTTCCACCTGCTCGCCCAGCAGCGCCTGTCGAACTCCCCGGAGGGGCGGGCGGGGCTGGTCCTCGTGGAGAAGCGGGTCGACGTCGCCCAGGTTGACGGCTACGGACCGATCAGGGGCACTGTCGACCTGTTCGACATCGAGCGCAGGGAGGTCATCGACTGGAAGGTCCTGTCGAAGGCCCGCATCGCGGGGGTCTCCTCCGTGGTGCACAACCGCCTGGACGGCTCGGTCCTCATGGATCGGGACAGGATCATCTGGGAGACCGCGTGGAAGTACTACGCGCAGATGATGCTCTACGGCTACGCCCTGGAGCGCGACGGCTACGAGGTGGAGCGGGCGAGCCTGCTCATGATCCCGCGTGACGCATCCACGGACGTTCTGCCGGGCGCGGCCCGGACGCTGGTGTTCCAGTACCGTCGGGCCGTCGCCGAGGCCGTCCTGGGCCGTTTCAGCGAGCTCGTGGCCCGGGTCCGTGGCGAGGAGAAGGAAGGGGCGGGGGTGTCGAGTGGAGGGTACGAGTCCTCGCCCGGCTGCTACCGCTGCAAGCGACTGAAGAAGGAGGAGGCCGACATGGCCGCATGGGGAGGCATGCCGTGATCACCAGTATCGGCATGATCGAAGAGGCGCTGAGGAAGGCGGGGTGGGTGCTCGACCGACCCCGCAACAACCTGGGCCGCTACAGGGTCGTCTACACCAAGGACGGGCGTCAGATGGCACTGGTCGCCGGGAACAACGGGGCCGTCGCCATCTTCGAGTGGAGTGAGTCGACGGGCTGGACGCGGGCCTACGTGGGCTACCACGACGAGGTCCTCAAGTGGATCGAGAGGGAGGCGCGATGAAGGGCTCGGCGATTCGTACCAGGGGCATTGAGCGTGCCCTGGAGAGGATGGGGCGGCTGCCCGGTCTGATCGTCAGCGACGGCGAGGAGGTGCGGCTCCTGTGTGGAGACAGTACCACGATGTGGACCATCACCAATGAGCTCAACATCGACACCGAGCCGCTCGTCCTCGCGCTGACTCGTCCGGCTGGCACGAGGGGGCACGACCGCATCGAGTGCACGCTGACCAGCCGGGGCGAGGAGGTCAACCTGCGCACTGAGGATGACCTGGAGCGCCTGGTGGCCCTGTGGCGCCTGCGCGGCGTCGAGGGCGCCGAGCTCGTCGACACCCTGACGCTGCCGGGCTGGAAGCAGCTGGCGCTGTTCCCGCTCGATGAGGGCCCGAACAACAACAGCGGAGAGGCGGCCTGATGTCGACGGCAGCATTCGATAAGATGCTCGCAGCGGCCGGTTTCAAGGCGGAGGATCCGCAGGAGCTCAAGGATATCTCGCTACTCATGTACGGAGGGGCCGGAACGGCGAAGACCTCACTGGCCGCCACCGCCTCCAAGGCCGAGGAGATGAGCCCCGTGCTCTACCTCGACTTCGAGAGGGGAACCCTCCCTCTGCGCGACTGGGGCGACCTGGACAACCTGACCATCGTCCACCTGGACACCTGGGCTGAGACGAACAAGTTCATCTACCAGGTCGTGCGCCCCGCCATGCAGGCCGGGGCGTTCCCCTACCGCACCGTCGTGCTCGACACCGTCGACGCCCTCCAGGAGCTCATCGTCCGCGAGGCCAAGACCGCCAACCCCGGCAACAACTATGTGCCGTGGACCGACGCCTACGACAACGTGGTGACCCTCGTCGACGCCTTCCGCCGTGTCGACGGCGTCAACCTCATCGTCACCACCCACGTGGACCGCATGGTCAACTCGGTCACGGGGGAGACGCAGGTGGGGCCCGCCTTCAAGGGCAACCAGTCCGGCAAGCACATGCCCTCGAAGTTCGACTTCGTCGTCTACATGCAGGCCGGACAGAACGAGGGCAAGCCCGTCATGCGGGCGTCGTTCTTCATGCCCGGCACCATCACGAAGCGGCGCACCCGCTCCTTCCCCGACCACCTGATCAACCCGACCATGTCACAGATCTGGTCTCTTGCTCACAACACCAACACCAACAAGGAGAACGCATGACCGCCAACGACCCCTTCGCCCCGTTCGCCCCCGCCGCCGGTACGTCCGGCGCGGACCTCACCGCCCTGGACGGCCTCGACCTGTCCCAGGTGGAGGTCGCGGAGGAGTTCTCGTTCCGCGCCCCCGAGCCCGGCTTCCACAACGCCGTCGTCACCAAGACGGAGTGCCGACTGTCGTCCAAGGGTCTGCCGATGGCCGTCCTCACGTACGCCATCGACGACGCCAACGACCCCGACCACGGTGTCGTCGTGCTGGGGTACACGGTCCTCTACTTCAAGCGCACGGAGCAGGGGCGGACCACGCGGGTCCTCAACCCCGGTTTCCGGCGGATGCTGGAGGCTGTGGACCTGTGGCGCGAGGACCCGCGCGAGCGGGCGCCCATGCTCAACGCGGCTGGGCTGAAGACGACTGTCGACCGCCTGTTCGCGCTGATGCTGCGTCGCAAGTGCACGATCAAGACGTCGGTGGCCCCGCCGCGTCAGCGCGTGGACCGCGAGACCGGGCAGCCGATGTTCAACCCCGACGGCTCTCCGCTGATGGGCAGCCCGCGGGGGCAGGTCGACGAGGTCGAGTACGAGCCGGTCGACAGCTCGACCACTCCGTTCTGATTCCATGATGACCGGCCGGGGGTTCTGTCATATGGCGGAGCCCCCGGCCGTGTCGGGGAAGGAGAAGTCATGCTTTTGTTCTACTACGAGAAGAATGAGCTGCGGGCGTTCGTCGATGACGACGGCGCCTGGTTCGTCGCCGCGGACGTGGCCGTGGCCCTGGGGTACCGGGACTCGCCCAACATGCTGCGCAGGTTCAGCAAGAACGAGGTCCGCTGGTTCAAGGTGCAGGGGCGCCGGGGGGTGCACGACGCCAGGGCGGTGTCGGCCCGAGCGCTGATCGGCCTGGCGTTCCGGTCCCGGTCCGAGCGGTCCGAGGGCTTCTACCGCTGGCTGCTGGACGAGGTCCTGGATGTCGAGCTGCGCAAGGACGCCCGGGAGCGGGCAAGGGAGGAGGGGAGGTCGTGCTGACGCTGGAGTACGAGGGCCACCCGGTCCGTCTGTTCGAAGATGTCGACGGCGACGGGCGGGTGTGGTTCGTGTCGCGGGATGCGGCGACGGCTTCGGGCCATAAGAGCGCGGCCGAGTTGGTTCGAACGGTTGACGCGGACCGTCTTCGGCCCTATACTGTTCACACGAACAGGGGGGCGCGCACGTCCACCCTCGTTCGCGGCGAGGACCTGCTCGACAGCCTCTCCCGCAGCCGATTCACGAAGGCCGCGGCCTTCAGGAGGTGGCTTGTGAATGAGGTCCTGACCGTCAGCCTGCGCCGCGACATCAACACCGCCAACCAAGAAGGAGAGATCCCGTGAAGGAGCTCACACGAGTCCCATTCCACGACACCACCATCTACACCACCGCCGACGGCGCCTACGTCGCCCTGCGGCCCGTCTGCGAGACGCTTGGTCTGGACGCCAACGGCCAGTGGCAGAGGCTTCGGCGTCGGTCCTGGGCAACCGCGTGTATGATGCACGCGGTTGCCGCGGACGGCAAGAAGCGCGAGATGACGTTCATCGACCGCCGTACCTTCGCCATGTGGCTGGCCACCATAGACACTGGCCGGATCAAGGATGAGCGATCGCGCGCCTTGATCGACGCCTACCAGTGCGAGGCGGCCGACGCCCTCGACAGGTACTTCAACGAGGGCGTCGCGGTCAACCCGCGGACCGAGGCCAAGGAACTGATGGAGCTGATCGCCCTCGCCAAGGGTGCTGTCAGTCCCGACCACCTCGAAGCCAAGGCCCGCATCATCCTTGCCCGCGCCATGGGCGAGGCTCCGCAGATCGAGGCCCAAGCACGGCCCCTGTACGCACAAGACTTCAAGATCCAGCAGGGCGCCACCAGGGACGAAGTTCGGCGCTACTCCTCCGTCTTCGGCAAGGAGGTCAAGAAGGCGTACAAGTCGGCCCACGCTGGACAAGTGCCGGGTAAGTACCCCTACGAAACCCCCGAGGGCCAGATCCGCGACGTCTGTGCTTACACTGAAGCCGACCGACCTCTCATGGAGCGGGTTTGGCGAGAGAAGTTCGCGCACCGACTGAACCACGAGAGCTAACAGAAAGAAGAGAAGATGCCATCCCCGAAGCACAAGATGATCAGTCTGCGATACGAAGACCAGGAGGTGCGCGCGTTTCTTGAGGAAGACGACACGGTCTGGTTCGTCGCGGCCGACATCGGTCGGGCTCTCGGATACCGGGACGGATCCGACCTGACACGAAACACGCCGCAGGAGGAGAAGACTTACTGTAGGGCGGACACCCCCTACGGTTTGATGCGCCACGTCGCGGTCTCCGACCGCGGGCTCTATCAGATCTCCCTGCGGGCTGAGAAGACTTTTGGCCCGGACCTGCGACGTTGGCTCACTCATGACGCTCTCCCGCAGGCGCTTCGCACCTGGGCCCCCGGTGTTGACTTCACTCTCGATCGAGCGCTCCGACAGGTCATCCTCCTTCGACTCGGCCGAGGGCTCATACCGCAGCCTCTCCTGACCCAACTGGCCGAGGAGATTCTCGATGCGGCCCTTGAGTTGGGCTTTCACTAGGAACAACCATTTCCGCGAAAAGTACAGAAGAGAGGACAACAGATGACCCTCGACGAACTCATCGAGAAGCTGACGCAGATGCGCGATGAGGAGGGCGGCGACACCATCGTCGTCGTCCGGGGCTACGAGAGCGGCTACGACCGCGTCGACGAGGTCGGCACCCTCGACGTCTACGACAGCCGCGCTAGGGGTGGCCACGAGAAGTGGTGGGAGGGACGCTACGACGACAGCGCCCGCTTCGCCGGTGTCGAAGGCACCGACCCCGTCCACCTGGTGCACCTGGTGAGCGCCACCGACAAGACCTTCGACTGAGGACCGGGCCCCGACGCCGCTAAACTGACGGCGTCGGGGCCCCGTCGTCCCCGCGCAAGAGACGGAAACAAAGAAGGAAGAGAAAGAGAGACATGGCCTTCTTCGAAGAGGTGCTGCCCGACACGCCCGGCTGGGTGCCCATCATCACCAAGGACCCCTTCGGGCGCCTCACCGTCTTCAAGTGGTTCATGTGGCCCGACGAGAAGGCCGCCATGGGGCGCTATGTCGAAGCTCACGGCAGCAGCGACGTCTACTTCAAGCCCATGACGTTCACCCAGCCGCCCTCCCTGACCGACCCCCGCCACGCCACCAAGGCCAACGTGCTGCGCTGCGACGTCGTCTACTGCGACGGCGACGACATGGACCCTTCGAAGCTCGCCATCCTCCCCACCACGTTCGTGCGCACCTCGCCGGGCCACTGGCACGGCTACTGGCGGTTCCTCGACGCCGAGAACCTGTCGAACAACGACCTTGAGGACCTGTCGCACGGACTGTACAACGCCCATGCCGCCGACGGCATGGACCGCGGCTGGCCCCTGGCCAAGATGCTGCGCGTCCCCTGGTCCTACAACACCAAGCCCGAATACGGCGCCCCCTTCCGCGTCACCCAGTACTCCGAGGAGACCGTCAGGAGAAGAGGGGCGGGCAGTGTCGACCTGGTCGAGATCCAGCGCGAGGGCGAGGCCGTCACCGTCGCCGAGTTCGCCGCCCACTACCCCCCGGCCGAACCACTGTCCCAGGAGGAGCTCGACTCCAAAGTCCCTCAGGAGACCGACCCCAACGAGATCTACCGCTTGCTCGCCCTGGTCAACAACTCCGTCGCCAACGACCTGTTCATGATCCGCCCTGAGATCGGCGATGACTGGTCCGCCCGCATGTACCACCTCCAGTGCATACTCATGGAGGCCGGGTTCGACGCGCGCTCCTGCTACCTCGTCCTGCACGAGGCCGCCTGCAACAAGTATCGGCGCGACAACCGCCCCGACATCGACCTGTGGGTGCAGGTTCAGCGCGACGCCGCAAGGTGGCGGCAGTACCACGACGGCGAGGACTTCATCATGGATGACGACGCCGACATCTTGCGCGTCCTCGGCCTCACCCCCCTGGAGGGCGTCAACCAGTTCGGCGATGAGTCCTCGCCCGAAGCGCTTGTCGACCGCCTGCCCTCCGTGCTCGACGCCGACGCCAACGGCCTGTACTGGACGCGCGTACAGTTCCTCCACCCCGAGGAGCAGCCCATCAACGACACGTTCATCGACGCCTTCACCTCCTGGGTGGGGCACAAGTCCCCGCAGGCCCCATGGGAGTTCTCCGTAGCCGGTGGCCTGGCCATGCTCTCCGCCCTCCTGTCGCGCTACGCCAAGCTGCCGCTCACCTTCACTGATATGGGCCTCAACCTGTACTGGCTGGTCCTGGGGCGCACCACGCAGTCACGCAAGAGCACCGCCCTGCGCCTGGCCCGCGGCGTCCTGAACGACGTCGCCGAGGAGTGCGGCGTCGACAGCAGCGGCTACGAGGCCCCCGAGGACGCCACCGCCGAAGCCCTCCAGGAGTGGCTGGGCGAGCTGCCCCGCCTGTCCACGCTGCTCAGCGTCGACGAGGTCCAGGACACCTTCGCCGCAGCCTCCCGCAAGGGCTCCTACATGGCCGGATTCATCCCCATGCTCACCAAGATCTACGACGGGCGCGTGCCCGCCATCCTGCGCAAGACCGGGGGCCTGGCCAGAAAGGGCGGTGTCGACCACCAGATGTCGTTCTACGGCACCGGCATCTTCGACCTCACCGCCCGCTACCTGACCATGGAGCGCATCATCTCCGGCTTCGTGCCCCGGTGCCTGGTCGTCGTCGACTCCCGCGAGGGCTTCGAACCGGGGGCGAACGACGTCGCGTGGCGCACGGGCGAGCGGGCCCGTGTCGACCAGGTGCGCGACATGCTCATCCACCACCTGACCTCCGTGGTCAAGCACTGGGACAAGGGCTTCCAGGCCGCCGTGCCCGTCTCGGGGCCCTTCGATGATCTGCGCGTGCCCCTCAAGTGCGATCAGGACGCCTTGGAGCGCTGGAAGTGCTTCGCCTACGACGTCACGTTCCTGGCCGCCAACCACCCGCTCAACGCCGTGGCCCTGTTCCCCACCTGCGAGCGGCTGTCGTTCTCCGCCCTGCGGGTGGCGGCCCTGCTGGCCATGACGGAGATGAAGGACACCATCGAGCTGCGCCATGTCGTCAAGGCGATCGACCTGGCGGGCACGTGGGCCAGGTGTGCCGAGGCCCTGGTCAACCAGGTCGACTCCAACGGGTTCAGCCGAATGGTGTCCGACGTCGAGCAGTGGGTCGCCTCCCAGCCCGGCCACCGGGTGTCGTACGCCGCTCTGGTCACCAAGTTCCAGAACAAGTTCGACGGCCCCGAGGCGCTCACCCGGGTCCTCATGCACTGCCAGAAGAAGGGGACCCTGCGAGACATCCTGCCCAACCCCGAACGCCCGGGCGACCGCGAGGTCGTCTACACCGCCCGGGCCACCGCCAACGCATAACCATCAACCGAGAAGAGAGAACCATGATCACCCACCGAGAGCCGGCCAAGACCGTCTACTCACCGCACCCCCTCCTGGGGGCGCTCCTCGACCACCGCTTCGGCGACTGGCGCATCACGTCCCTCGACCCGACGGGGTGGACGCCCACCCGCGGCGCCGTGTTCAACATCGAGTGCATCTTCTGCGGTCGCCACAGTCAGGCGTCCGCGTCGGGGCTGCTCGAAGGGCCGCTGTGCGGCTGCAAGGCGGGCATCAAGGCCAAGGGGCGCCAGCGGGCCGCGAGCGACCTCCGCCTGCGCAAGTCCCTGCTCAAGCGGGCCGACAACTGGCGCAAGAGCCCCGGGGGTATGACGTGGGCCAACGGCACGGAGGCCGTCAACTGGGTCCTGTCCAACTTCAACCTCCCCCCGTTCGACGACATGGACGGCTGGTCGTTCATGCGACCCGACAGCAGCCTGCCGTGGGGGCCCGACAACATCGACTTCCGCCCCAAGTTCGAGGTGCGCCAGAAGGTCGGCGAGGTTCCGTGGCGGGTCAAGGGCGAGGAGCGCCGCCGTATCAAGGCGCAGGAGCAGGAACAGGAACAGGAGGCCGACGGTGAGTGACTTCTGGGCGGCTCAGCCCGTGTTCCTGGTGCCCGATCCCCGTGACCTGACTGACGAGCAGATCGGGGTGCTTCGCGACGTCAAGAGGGCCATGGGCAAGTCGATCGACCTGGCCGGCCCCGACTGGCCCCTGGATCCCCGCCGTCCGACCATCGGCCTGTTCGGTGTCGAGGGCCCGTGGACGGCGCCCGCCGACGGCGGCTTCGACGAGATCTGGCCGCTCGTGCTCCAGGGCCGCTGGACGGTGACCGCCTCGGAGAGGGGCGGGGCGCCGTGGATGACGCAGGACGTCCTGTGGCTCGACATCGAGACCTACTCGCCCGTCGACCTGGCCAAGTGCGGAGTGTATAAGTATACGGAGCACCCGGACTGGCGCATCCTCATGTGCTCCTGGGCCCTGGGCGACGGCGCGGTGCAGCGGGCCGAAGGGCATGAGGCGATCCTGGCGATCCCCGGCCTGTTCGACAGGAAGGTCCTCAAGATCGCCCACAATGCCTCCTTCGAGCGCATCAACCTGTCGAGGCTCAAGAGTCGAGGACGGGGGAAGTTCCTGCCCCCCGAGCAGTTCTTCGACACCGCCGCCCTGGCCCGCACGTGGGGACTGCCCGCCTCCCTGAAGGACTTCGCCCTGGCACTGGGCGCCGAGGAGAAGGATGAGGCCGGAACCCGGCTCATCAACCTGTTCTCCAAGCCGAACAGGAAGGGCGAGAGGGTGACCGCACAGGAGAAGCCAGACGACTGGGCGGCGTTCGGCGCCTACTGCGACCAGGACGTGGAGACCATGCGCGACGCAGCCAAGATGTTCGGGCGCGACTTCCCCTGTGGCGAGCGCGCCGTCTACGAGGTGGATCAGCGGATCAACGACCGGGGCGTTCGTGTCGACGTCGAGCTGGCGAAGGCCGCCGAGCGCTGCTTCAAGGACAACCGTGCCGAGGCGCTGAAGGAGATTGAGAAGATCGCCGGTGTCGACAACGGCAACTCGGTGGCCCAGCTGCGCGCGTGGCTGAAGAGCCGGGGTGTCGACACGGAGGACCTGCGCAAGGACACGGTCAAGGAGCTGCTGGAGGGTGAACTGCCCGACGACGTCCGCCGGGTGCTCACGCTGCGCCAGGAGTGCGCGGTGTCGGCCGCGGCCAAGTTCACCGCAGCCATCCGGGCCACGAACGACGACGGTCGCCTGCGGGGCACGATGCAGTACTTCGGCGCGTCGACGGGCCGGTTCGCCGGTCGGCTCATCCAGTTCCAGAACCTCGCCCGCGACGGCTTCAAGGCCGCTGGCGGCGGCTACGACACGCAAGCCGAGGAGGCCGCGGTGGGGCGGCTGCTGGAGGGCGGCTCGATCCCCTCGCCGGAGCTGAAGAAGCTGATCCGCCCGCTGCTGATGGGGCCGTTCGTCGTGTGCGACTACTCGTCGATCGAGGCCCGGGTCATGGCATGGCTGACTGGCGAGCAGTGGATGATCGACGCCTTCCGCAACGACGAGGACATCTATGTTGCTACCGCCGCCAAGCTCGGCGGCCCCGAGAAGGGTTTTGACCGGCAGCACGGGAAGGTCGCTAGTTTGGCCCTCCAGTACCGAGGAGGTATTGGCGCCATGATCGCCATGGGCGGCCGGAACATCCTGCCCAAGAACACCCCCGAGGACGTTCTGCGCAAGCGACTGCAAGAGATCGTGAACATCTGGAGGTCCCAGTCCCCCGCCGTCCGGCGCTTCTGGGCGCAGCTGGAGCGCATCCTGAGCACCGGCGGCGGCGTCGACACCGGCCTGGTCAGCATCGAGGTCAAGGGGCAGGACCGCTACGTGTGGCTGCCCTCCAAGAGGCCCATCGTCTACCGGGGCCTCACCCGCCGCTGGAGGCAGCCCCTCGACGTCGACGGCACCCCGCTGGGGCCCGGCCGCCTCGTACCCCACGTCCTCAACACGGGGGGCGACAGGGCTCGGGTCCCCTACAAGCCGCTGCACGGGGGCATCATCACCGAGAACATCGTCCAAGCAGTGGCCCGCGACATCCTCGTCCAAGCACTACGGAACCTGGAAGACGCCGGGTGGCCCATCGTCACCCACATCCACGACGAGGTCGTCTGCGAAATCCCTGCCGACAAGCGAAGCCTCAGCGAGGCCGAGCTCGTCGCCGAAGTGTCCGAGATCATGTGCCGTCCGCCCTTCTGGGCCGACGACGATCTCGTGATCAAGGCCGCCGGCTACACCTGCCAGCGGTACCACAAGGAATGACAAGAAAGAGAGGAACCATGTCCGACGACATGATCAGCCACCCGCCCCACTACCAGCTCGGCGACCGCGAGGTCATCGAGATCACCGAGCACCTGGACTTCCTGTCCGGCAACGTCGTCAAGTACATCTGCCGAGCCGGGCGCAAGAAGGGAGCCGACCCCCTCGACGACCTGTCCAAGGCGCTGTGGTACCTGGAGCGCAAGATCCGCCTCTACGACGGCGCTGACGCCAACATCAGGACCTCCGACTGCGCCCCGTACTCCTTCATTCGCGACGCCAAGATCGTCCTGAAGGCCGCCGGTGTCGACACCACGTACGTGACCGCCCTGGCGGGCATGCTGTTCACCCGGGGCGGGCGCCTGTACTACAACATCTGCGTCGACCCGGACAACGTCGGCAGTCACAAGTACGTGGAGGCCTCCGTCCCGTGGCCCGACGAGACCGAGCTCAAGCTCCTGCGCGCCCAGCGCGACCTGAAGTACCTCGACGAGGAGCGCGCCGAGCTCATCCAGGTGGCGGCCATGGCCCTGGCCTGGTGCGCCCGCATCGTCGTCGACACGGAGCGGAGGAACAACCCGTGAGCCGCGGCAGTAAGGTTGCGATCCGCATCGAGATGCACCCCAACGGCGTGCACATCATCGACAACGTCGGTGGGCAGGCGTTGTGGGGCGGCGTCAACGAGTTCGACATCATCTGGTCCCCCGCCCCCTTCGACCCGAGGGCCGAACCGGAGCGGGTCCGGCGCTCCCGGGCCTGCGGCGTGGCCGCCATGCTGCGGGCCTTGACCCGGGTGTGGTTCGACAAGGGCGACATCCCCGTTCTGGCGTGGCACCGGGGCAAGGAGGGTTGCGACCCCGCCAAGGTGAGCATGTGCCGGGCTGTCGCCTCGCACGCCAAGGGTTCCGGGCGTTGGCGCAGGACTGAGCCGCGTGACCTGCGTGGCGAGGACGCGGTGGTGATCGAGGCGTGAGCGTCGGAGGCTGGTTCGGTTACTGGTGCGTGACCACGGTGCTTCTGATCTTCAGCTCCATGTATCTGATCGCCCTTGACGACCACACGGAGGGCTTCGCCAGGTGGTGGTTCCGCGCTATCGCCTGCCTGTCGGCGTTCCTCGTCGGGTTCGGACTGGTCATGGCGGCGGTGAGCTGATGACCAAGATCTTCGCCTACGACCCGGGGGTGTCGACCGGGTGGGTGTTGGGGGTGGTTGACGGCGACGACGTCGAGATCGTCGAATACGACCAGTTCACCGCCGACAGCCACACCGACACGGCGTTCACGCTCAAGGGCGCCATCTGGTGCTACAAGCCGGACGTCGTCGTCGGCGAGCGCTTCGACCTGCGCCCGCACAACCAGTTCCTCGCCGACCTCACTCCGGTGAAGGTCAACGCGATCATGGACTACATCTACGACAAGCGCCCGATCGTCTACCAGACGCCGACACAGGCCAAGACGCTGGTCCGCGACGCCACGCTGAAGGCGCTCGGGTTCTGGCCGACGGGTAAGTCGGTTGACCAGCCGGACGCCGACGATGTGCGCGATGCCGCCCGCCACCTCTACCACTACTGCGCCATGACGCTTCGCCTGAAGGGTCTGCTGGAGCGCATGTCGAGGTAGCCGACAAGAGGCTCGCCCTCTTCCTTCGGGGAGGGGGCGGGCCTTTTCGCGTGTCGGTTCAGTTGCCC